GGGGGGGTAGTGCAAAAATGTCACACTCTATATAGCTTTTTACTTACTATTAGATATATTAGATATATTAGATAGATAGTAGAATCAATGACTTGCAAGATTAGACAAAATTAGATAGGCTTAGATAATTTAGGCAACAGCAAAAGGGACAAGAGATGACTGAAATTACGATTAAAACGGTAAGCTATGATACAAAAGCTGGCGAAGTTTATATGGAATGGATTGACGAAACTGAGGTTATTATTGAATTGCGCTCATTCGATGAAACCGAAAAGTTGTATCACTCTGTTGTTATTCTCGGCAAAGCTCAAATCGAGCAACTAATGGGGTTTTTAAAAGCTGGAGCCTAATTGTGGGGATAATTAAAATAGTTTGGATTAGGGATTGACAGGAAATTTAAAAGGAGTAGGTTAAGGATACAAACAACGGGAGCTACAAAATGCAAATGGGACTTATCAAATATAAAGTTATTAAAAGCAATAACGAATGGCTTGTTTTATCTTACCGGACGAATAAGTTGCAGTCGTCACATAAAACAAAAGAAGAATCTGAAGAAGCGGCTCAATCCTATGTTGCTGAAGATTACCTGTCATATTAAAATTCTTTAAAACACCGCTTGACTACGGTTTGGATTAGTGTATGGTTAGAACATCGAAATGAGGGAGAGAGAAGATGAATACAAATGATAGACCGGAGTATAGCACTAACGAGTTACTGAAGCTGGCTCTTACAATGTTAGATGTTGCGAGAGAAAATCAAGTTGAGCGTAAGCGTAATTAAAATTGGTTGGTTAAAAATACAACGCTAGAAGTTATCAGGGCACGGGTTGCTGCAAATAAAGGTAAAGTAAAATGACCAAACGCGAACTTTCAAAATGGGACTTTGAAGCTCTTGATCATTGTTTCGCTGAATATCTCAAAACGAATAGAGCTACAAACTTTCGTATTGAAGAACTCAAAGACCTATTCGCAAAAGCTCACACAGGTTGGTTAGAGATTGAGGAAGATTGATTGGCAATAATGCCGAATAACTCAAAATAAAGGAAATGAAAATGCTGAATATGTTTAGCTTTGCTCGTCTTGTGAGCTATATCACAAAAATTTCAAATGTGTTGCCGTCGCAAGTTGAAATTACTGACATTCATGCGATGGTTACTAATTGTTTGCCGGAACAGTCGCCAACATCGCGTTGCGATGATAGCGAGCTTCACAATTTGTTGTCTGCAATGCAAGTCGGTAAGAAGATCGAAGCCATTAAGGCGCATCGTTCGTTGACTGGTTACGGCTTGAAGGAAAGCAAAGACGCTGTTGAAAAGTATTGGTTTACTCGTCAACAGGATTAAGCTATAAATATCAAATCTTCACAAATAAAGGAAATGACTCAAATGACTGTTATCAAGCTTGGAAAAAAGAAGAAATCTTACAAGTCGATTAAGGAAGCTGCTGAAGCTGTCGGGTTATCGTATATGGTTTATTATATGCGATTGCGCGCTGGTAAGAATCCGGCGCAGGCTTTGAAGGCTCCGGTTCGTCCCTATCATCGCAAAGCGATTGCCGCGTAGCCTTGCAAAACCCCTTGCCTGAGCGATAGTCTTTGGCGAGGGGTGCAACGGGGTCCGAAATGGATTTAAAACGCTCAGTGATCGTCCTAGGGCTTTTTCTGGTTATCTCGCCAGCTAGTGCCCGCGATTTGGGCCAATGGTCCGATTCGGCTGTTGCCGAGTGGTTCCGTAGCCTGATGCAACCGGACGCGCCTATGGTGCCGTGTTGCGGCGAGGCTGACGCCTATTGGGCCGATAGCTTTGAAACCGATGGCGACAAATTCGTTGCGATTGTAACCGATACTAGGGACGATGGCCCGCTGCATCGCCAGCATATCGAGCCGGGAAATCGCGTCACGATACCGAATGCCAAATTGAAATGGGATAAAGGCAATCCAACAGGTCATGGGATATTGTTTATCGGTGCCGGTGGTGTATACTGCTACTTGCCACCAGGATTAATTTAAATGAAACCTAAGCTCGATTTACAAACTCGCAAGAAATTGAAAGCTTGGGTCACACGTCGCACAAGACGTGTTACCGATAATGGAACGGTAGTGACTGAAAAGCGGACGAAAATAACTTTGCCGCATTATTCGATACAGGATGAAAAGCAATGATTAAAATATCCAATCAAATTTTAAAATCTGTTGACGGATGGATGCGTTATTGGGGTTGGTCACATATTGAAAATGGTGCGTGTAAGTATGATGAAGATGGTAGAATTATAGCTCGTCATGGCGACGGTGTTTGGAATAAAGATGTGACTTGCGCTATCTTAATATGCGAGCGCGATGATTTTAATAATCAATTAATGGATGAAATTGAAAGAACTCTTTAAATGATCGAAACCATTGCCCGCGCCATCGCACCGCTTGCCTGGGCAAGAATGGGTAATCATGCGGATAAAGTTTCGTTTAAGATTGACCGGCTCAGATCGTTGGTGCAAGCTAAGGCTGCGGTTAAGGCGATTAAGTTGATTCGAGCTACTGAGAAAGGTAGCAAAGAGTTTGATGAATTTAAATAGAGGGAATGAGAATGACTAAGATAGACTGCCCCCATTGCGGCGGCGAAATAAATACAAAATCCGAAAACAAAAAGAAATCCACAGGGACGGTTAATCCTTATGGGCATCCGTTCCCACATGCCAAACTTTACAATGTTAAGATTGCACCACGTCTTTTAAATCCTAAAGGTGGCGCGGTCGTATTAATTCCTAATGACGATATTCGGAACTATTCGATTAGCGGCAAGGTTCCGGGCAAATGATTTCCCCTCGCCTTGTCCTAGCCGTTCGCGTTGGCCGCTGCGAGCTAGAAGCCGGTCGCCAGATAACTTTCGATTGCGCGAATCAGGGGAACGCGGTAAAGTTTCTTAGCGTTTGCTTTCCTGGTGCGGTCTTTGAATTGATTGGTGAAAGCAAGATTAGGATTTGGGGTAGGAAATGAGAAAATTTAGTATTGTTGTGATTCTGTTTTTGGTAATGATCGCGCCTGCGTTAGCTCAATCTCTTATGCTTGACGGGAAACTACGAGAACCGTTTGATGCGGTTTTTAGCACCAAGTCTGCCAGCGTCATGATGACCGGGCAGGTCCACATCACGACTACGCCAGAAGAAGCCGCTAAAGAAGCTGCCGAACAGGTAAATATTGATTGCGACAAACTTGTTGCTGGCGCTGGCGCTGGAGTCACCGTATATACAATGGAGTTTGATGTTCACCTTGTTGCGCTAAATAATTATAAATGGTCTGTATTTTTTAAACCTAATGGCGAAGTCATCTATGAAAATATCACACCCTCAGAAAGTGCAGACAGATATTTTCGTGCTCTAGCGCGCGAGCTTTCGTGTAAATCAAAATAGGAATATAAAATGACTACAGCAGCCGACATAATTGATGGAACGTTTGGTTATCGTTCCGTTGAACTCACAATCCCCATTATCGACGGCTGGCCTGTCACCCTCGACGCAAAACAAGTTGGCGACTTGGCCGTTCACCACTTAGCCGATGAATGGCGAGTTACTCACGTCCCCACATTGACAAGTTTTCATAAGGCTATTCCAAAAGGTGATTGGAACGAAGCCCAACTTTTAAATTGGTGCGCCAAGGTTCAAGCCGATAAATTAGCCGATTGGGCGTTGCTTCGTAGCTTGACAAAAGATAATTATAAAGGCATGTTTGAAGCTAAGCGAAGCGTGTTAGAGCATTGCTTAGGAGTTGATGTAATTTAGTCCTCGATAGAGCAACCGGATAGCTCGACGTTCTTCTAAAACGCAGTTCCTGGTTCGAGTCCAGGTCGGGGAGCCAAATAATTTAAAATGGAGAATGCAAAATGTCATGGATTTTAATAGCAATTGTTAGCGGCTCAATCGTTGTAAGCGGCCACGATACTAAGGAAGCTTGCCTAGGCCGAATAGCTACTTTGAGCGAACAAAAAATCAACGCGAAGTGTGTTGAAGCGCCGAGCCATTATTGGGTGACACCTACAATAGGAAATATCAAATGACTAACGACAAAATCAAAATCATCGCATGGCAAGTTTTTAGCGTCATTCTCTTGACGCTGTCAATCGTCTTGGGATCGTTGATCGGGACAGCAGTTATTTGGGGATTGCTCCGATGGTAGCAACAATCTTTTACCTTTTGCTTTATATCTTTTTTGGTACTCTGGGAATTATAGCCGTTGTTTGTATTGTTGACGAGATTTTAAAATGCAAATGAAATTCAATTCAAAGACCCAACAATTCTATTACGGATATAGCTGGTACGATTACATTCCGTTTGTCGGGAATTTGGTGTTGTGGTGGCGACGTGCTCCCTCCCGGTAATCGCTGGCTCTATGAATATTATTGCGGCTTGCCTTTGAAAGAGATTGCTGCAAAACAATTTGTATGCAGTTCGGCAATTAAGGATAGAATGCAGCGGGCCGGGTTGCCAATGCGACCGAGAGGTAGCTTTCACGCGAATGTCAAAGCTCGCTGGCTAAAGAGGCAAGACGTTAAGATGCTTAGAAGGATATTTAAAAATGTCTAAAGCCCCTTCCCCTGAAGCATATGCTGCGAGTGGTTCGGAATATGCCGAGCAAGTAGCGTTAATGATGTGGGCAGCATCCAGTAAAATTCCCGAATTGAAATGGCTTGTCGCTATTCCAAATGGTGAATATCGAAATAAGGCTACGGCTGGTAAGCTCAAGGCGATGGGTGTTCGGGCCGGAATGCCAGATTTATTTCTTGCGATAGCTCGTCATCCTTATCCTGGTTTATGGATCGAGCTAAAGAAGCTCAAAGGTGGAAAGGTTTCACCTGACCAAGTGATTTGGCTTGAACATTTGGAGCGGCAAGGGTATAAGACTTATGTTTGTTACGGCTGGATCGAAGCTAGAGACGCAATTTTAAAATATTTAAAATATGGGGAATGAATGCTTAACTTTTGGACAAATCCAAAAACATTGGCCGATGCTGAAAAACGGTTTGTCGAAGCTAAAAATTGGCTAGACGCGGTACATATTAAGATAGGATTAGAAATGGATAATCGTTCTACACAAGAGCGATATAATCGTTTAATGTCTGTTGGTGTTGAAAAGGAAAATAAACAAATGACTAGAGAAGAAGCTATGGAAAAATGTTTTGCTACATTAGCTGGTGAAAAAATGAAAGCTGGCGACATTGTAGTTCGTCAATTAATCAATATGCTCGAAGCCCTCGGTTTGATTAAGTTTGAGGAAGAAAAAATAATTACTAAGACAGACGATGCAATTGTTGTTGGAAAAATGGATAATCTCAATCACATGCTAGGTATCATTGGCTATAAAATTGTAAAGAAATGAAAATCATCTACTATCCTATCGCAATTTATGTTATAATTTTAATTATGGTTATGCTTACGAAATGACTAAATTCATAATTCAAAAATCTCCTGACGAACAATTATATTTTAGTTTGAGTTATCCAGATATTGAATGGACTGGCAATAAGGAGATTGCTATTCATTATTCGTCAAAGTATGCAGCTAGACGGCACATGCGAGATATTGAATTGCCAAGCGAAGCCTTGGTTGTTAGTAAAGATTTAACGATTGTTAGGTAGGTTGTTGGGGTAGGAAATGGAGAGGCAAAATGGCTATTGAATTTCTCAGATTTTCAATCATCATAGGGTTGGCTTTATTCATCGCGCAAACCTTGGAATGGGTGTTCGGATGACTAATCCTTTTGCATGGGCACCTGGATCAGAGCCAAAATATTTCGTTTGGGTTAACGAAAAAGGTACACCTTACCCACAACTTTGGTATGGTGAACGCGAAAAAATCCCTAGCGTTTTGTTCATCAAAAGGCTAGAACCAAAACACGAATCACTACCGTTCAATGAACTTGTAAAATTGTTTCCCTACACTCCACCTAAACAGGAAAATGAGAAATGAAAAAGCTAATCCTAATCGCTATTTTGCTTTCGACTTCCACCGCGTTCGCTCAGCAGGAAAAAGAATTTACCCTTAAGCTTAAGGGGTCGCAGGTTCAATTGCTTGGCGAAGCACTTGGCCTAATGCCTTATGGCAAGGTTGCTCCGTTTATGGGTGAATTGCAGCAACAGATTAATGCTCAGAATGTTGAGACACCTGTAGCGCCTCCCGCTGTGTCAATACCGGCACCGGCACCAGGGCCTGAGAAGAAGTAAAATTCAAATTTAAAATAAAGGAAAATGACAATGAAATATGTTTTGCGGACAATTTTAACAATAGTATCCATCCTTGGTTATGGTTGGATTAATTATTTGCTTAAGCCTGTAGCCACTCTTGGCGCTGGCAAGATAGCTGCTCGCCAATTTGACGCTAGTGATTTGTCCTACGCCGTCTCACAGTTTGGCGTAGACTTTTTCAGTCATCTTGGTATTCCGTTTGTTATCTTGGTGGCAGTTTTGGCGCTCATTTGGTGGAAGCCGGTCAAATCAATCTTAGCTCCTGCGCTTGTCGCTATGCTAATTTTAGCTTTGCCGTTGCCGTCGCGAGCGTATTATGATAAAACGGACTACACGGAAGCCTTCTTCATTCTGCCAAACGAAAGCGCCTTCTATGTGCCTGATGTTGGCGACAACAAATCATCGCAGGCCAAGTTTGGCTCGGAACAATACTACCAGGAGAATAAGATCGCGGCGAAGCGGTTTGTAATCCCGCATGTAAAGCTTGAAGGCTCCAGCCTTTGGAGCAATTTCTATGTTCCCGCTGGTCGTCTTTTCGTTCTGAGCCGTTCGCCGGTTAGCCTCGAATGGGTTGCTGACCCAAAGAAGGGAAGCTCGCCCGTTAATGAAGCTTTCCCATGTCAGTCGAGGGAAGGGTTAAACATCACGGTGGGAATGGCTATCGGCGTCAGTGTTCAAGATGAAAACGCCGCTAAATATCTCGCACACTTTGGCATTGAGCCTCTTAAGGGCGACCGTTCCACACCGGAAGTAACGTTTACGTCAATCATGACAGCCCGCACACTTTTTAATGTTATGACAACGGTAGGCCGCAATAAGGTGCAGGCATTAGTTTGCAACGAGCTTACCAGCCGTTCTTTCGACGATGGTAATACTCAGGCGCTACAAGTTATGCAGAATGTGAAGGATGCCGCGACAAAATATTTTGATAGCGTCGGCATAACGCTTGAATACCTTGGTTGGGCAGACACAATGACCTTCGACAAAGATATTCAAGACGCGATCAATCATCGCTATGCCAATGAAAAGATACGTCCTGTGCTAGACGTTATGACCACAAAAGCCCAACTCGACACCATGCAGAAATGGAACGGCGTTGTACCTAGTTTTTCCGGCTTGTGGTTACTGCCGCATAGTATGATTGATGCTGTTACTAACTGGTTTACTACTAAAGCGGCACAGCCAGTCAAATAACAATACCTTTAAATGGAGCAAAATAAATGTGGATCACTCTAACGCTATTCGACGGCAAACCAGTTAGAGTAAATATGAATCAAGCGTTGTCTTGTTGCGCTGACAAAGACTTTACGGAAATTGATTTTGGTTTTAGTGTCTATAGGGTTAAGGAATCACCTAACCAAATTGCTGAAGAATTGAACCCGGCACCAAGAGGCGGCTGGAAATGACCCATTCCCTTTCCGCTTACAAAGATGGATTTTCTTGGATTGTCTTTTGCAAAGAGTGTGGGTTAGAAAATCCTGAAGGACAGCCTTGCGTTCCTTTGGTGGAAAAGTATCATAAGCGCGAAGTCGAAAAGGTAGCGTTTAAATCTGGATTACCTTGACATTAATCCACTAACGTAATAATTTCTAGCTGTTGGGAATGGTTCCTAATAGAAATTAAAAGGAAATGAATAATGGCAAAGAAGCCGAAATCTTCCACAATTAATGTTGCTTTTCTTGAGGCTATCGGTAGCGGTGAAATTACCCACATTTCACAGCCTGATGGCCAGCCGCTTGTCGATCACTCGCCCGCTCTTATCCAGGTCAACACAGGCGATCTTGACGAAAACGGCGCAGCCGCTTGTCGGTTGACTGAAGCGGGTAAGGCTTACATCGCTGGTGGTGCGGCTCCTGTCGCCGCTTCAAAGTATGAAATCATTACTGGCGCGGTGCTGCCTCCTTCCAAGCGTGGCAATCGCGGCGGTGGTGCGCCGACTCAGTATCCGTTTGATGCTCTTGAAGTCGGACAGACTTTCTTTGTGTCGAATGATGACAAGCCTAACGCCGTCAAGAAGCTTGGCTCTACCGTTTCTAGCGCCAATGCTCGTTACGCGGAACCGACTGGCGAGACCAAGACCGTCATGCGTACTAAGCGCGGTCCTGGTAACAAGGCCGTCAAGGATTTGCATACTGGTGAGAACGTCAAGGAACAAAAGAGTGTGCCGGTTAAGAAGGCTACTCGCAAGTTCACCATCCGGCCTGTGACAGCCGGACAGGAATATGGTAGCTTTACCGCGCCTGCGGACGGTGCGTTGATCGGACGGATTCTCTAAGGTAGTGCGTACCCTTCCCGGCGAAAGCCGGGGAGGGATTTAATTTGAAAGAAAATAAAAATGACTGAGCCTCCCAATATGAATGGGCCTGAATCGGCTCCGCTTCGCAATTACATAAAGTCTTACGCTATAACGCTAAACATTTATGATGGCGAGGATAATCTAGTTAAGACTGAAAATCTCGATTACGGAAACTTCGAGCATAAGAAGTTTTTGGGTCGTTTAAGTTTTTGGGCCTGGGATTTGGGCTATACCGTCGAGACAATGGCTTATAAGAAGGTTGAATAGTCCCCATAGCCCAATCGGTAGCAGGCAAAGAACTTAAAATTCTTACAGTGTCAGTTCGAATCTGACTGGGGACACCAAATAAGGAATGAATAAATGAAACACCACAAATTCTCAGGCTCGCAGGCCATCGCTTCAATTAGGCACGATCCTTCCGCCAAGGTTTTAACCGTCAGTTTTCACTCAGGTTCTAGCCATGACTTTGCTGAAGTACCTGAAGAAATATTTGACGCGATGAAGGTTAGTGAGAGTGCGGGAAAGTTTTATCATAGTGAAGTGAAAAATAAATATAAGCCGGTTTAGCTCAGCGGTAGCAGCAGCGTCTTTGTAAGGCGAGGGTCGGTGGTTCAACTCCATCAACCGGCACCAAAAGGAAATCAAAATGAATCAAATAGCTCTTGTCCCCAATCGTCCCGACTCCGAAGTTGCAGCCGAGTTGAAAGAGAAAATTATACAGGCTTATGAGCCTATCAATCAGGTGTTGACGGAAGCTAAGAAGGCCGGATTTGAGGTTAGTGTGGGCATTGGTCCTAACCCGTTCGGTAAATTCGTGATTACGCAATTGGTCATTGCGAAGCATTTTTAAAATGTCACCTGAAACCATTAAAGCTATTCTTGAAAGATTTCGCGAAAAACTTATTGACGTTGAGCAAGAAGCGCGTGAAAGTCACAAATTAGCGATGAATAGTTACGGTGCTGGCTATGATCGCGGTTTTGCTGACGCCATCAGAGAAGTTTTATCAGAGTTTGAAGATTTTTAACCGACTGCGTTAAGCCTCTCCGCGTCGGTTAAGCCCCTGGCATAGTCCCCCACTGTGCCGGGGGAACTTTTTTGTATTTGACACGTTGTAAACCAATCCCTCTTTTCAAAAGGAATTGGTCATGAGCGACGTGCAGGAAGTTTCAAAGCCCTATGACGCCACTAATCCAGGCTATACGCCTCCCGCTGACTATAGAAAGCAGCCGGATTCGCAAGACGCTGGTATTAAGCCTGCCTATGCTTATTCCAAAAAGCCTTTTGTCGAAGCTACCAAGATTACCCCGGCAAAGTTTGTAGCGGTCAAAGGTGCGTTAGACCTTTCCAAGCCTGTTTACGAAACTCGCTATCCGTTCAATGATCTTGCTGTTGGCGATGGTTACTTTGTCGCTGACGATGATGTTATTGGTGACAGTATTGATTATTTACGCAAGGAAACTTATCGCGCTCGAAATTATTATTCGATAGTAGAGCATGACGAAAACGGCGACGAAGTTTGGGAAACACTGACAATCAAGAATCGAAAGATTACAAACGGTAAGTTTGACCTTGATGATGCTGGCAACTTTATTATGAGCGCCACGCAGGTTAGCCGTCCTAAGCTAATCTATTCTCGCCATTTCAGCGCGATTGCTGTTGAAAAGGATGCGGATATGGGCAACGGTCAAAAGGCCCCCGCTGCTGGCGTACTTGTAATTCGCGAAGCTTAGCTTTTAAAGATTAGCCCCTGATGCTTTATTGCGTCAGGGGTTTTTCTATGGTAATGTAGTAGTATGAAAAATTCTGGAATTTATCAAATTAAAAATACTGTCACCGATAAAATTTATATTGGTAGTACATTAAATTTTATTAAGCGTTGGAATATTCATAAACGTCAACTTAATAAAAATATCCACCACAGTATACATCTCCAACGCGCTTGGAATAAGTATGGCGCGGAAGCTTTTGAATTTTGTGTTATAGAATTTGTTAATGACAAAACAAAGTTGATAGAGCGTGAACAACTTTGGATGAATGGAACAGGCTGTTATTATAGAAACACAGGTTACAATTCAAATCCAACAGCAGGAAATTTATTAGGCTTTAAACATTCTGCTGAATCAAAATTAAAAATGTCAAAGTCTCAAACTGGAAAGAAACTTTCTCCAGAAGCAATATTAAAACTTTCAATTAGAAATAAAACTTGTGGGATTAGACCGCCTTCTAATAAAGGTAAGCATCATTCCGAAGAAACTAAAATAAAGATTGCGCTCGCTCAGAAAGGTAAAATTATATCTGAAGAATCAAAAAGAAAAATGTCTTTATCGGCCACAGGGAAAATAATATCTGAGGCGGCTAGGCGAAATATGTCTTTGGGGCAAACAGGGCGCAAACATGCAAAAGATGAAGTATTAAAAAGAAGAAATTTTAACAAATGGCCTTGTGAACTTGGAAGTGATTGTAAGTGTATTACTTGCAAGGAAAGAAGAACTGTGTTTCAAAGAGAGTATAGAAAGAGTTTGAAGCAAAATGCCGTTCGGCTATCCTGACATATTTCAAGTGTCTCCTTTGAACCAAGATGTTGAAAAAAAACAACATTTTGGTCTAGAACTCGCTAAAAAACATCGCAATTCGTTTGAAGCGGCTTGTGTTGTATTTCCATCAGACCCAACTCGCGCTTTATGGATCGTCAACAATTGGATGAATGACCCGATTGTGACTGAGGCTCGCGAAACTTTAAAAGCAGCCGAATTAAACAAACCCATCCTTGACAAAGAACAACTTGCGGCTAAAGTGCTGCAATTCGCCGAAGAAAAGAATGCTGACGGCACAAAATATTTAGTTGAAGCCAAGGATCGAATTGTAGCATTGAAGCTGTATTCTGAAATTGCCGGTTATACTGGTAAAATTGACATTGATGCTTCAACGAAGAATTTCACTCATAACGAAATGGTAATTAAACTAGTAAAGCCTGATGTTAAAAAAGAGGCTAAAGTTATAGAAGCAAAACCTATTGATGAAACTTTAATTGAAAATCCTTTACCTTTAAAAATAAAACTCGTTGGCTGATTCATTTTAACACAGGAACTTTAATTATGATTAAACGCATTTCTCTTAGTTTGATTGCTGTTTTTGTTGTTGCTGGTGTTGCTCTTGCTGCTGGACTTTGGGCCAACTTTCCAATTGTCGGTGGTGCTTCGTATTCGTGCGGTAGCGTCAATGCCGTGAGCAACTGTACGGTTGCCGCTGGTCCAGTTCGCCTAACTGGCAATGAGACAATCCCGGCTGATACGAATTTGTCGAGCGGGCAGACTCCGCAGACCGTTTTGCTCAAGCCTGCTGTGCTTGGCGCTGGTCCGCATCAATACGCGGCTTCGTTGAATGGTGACACGGTTACACTGACTGGCCTTCAGCGTCGGCTTATCATTGAACCGGCTGGCACTATTGCCGGTCTGACTGTTGTGTTCCCTGCGGCTTCGACGCTGGTGGATAATCAGTTGCTTGGTATCTGCACCACGCAGATTATAACATCGCTTACGCTAACCGCTGGTTCGGGCACTACAATTCTCAATGGCCCAACAGCACTTCTTGTGCCGGTTACGACTGGTGGCGCTTCGTGTGTTGAGTGGGTTTATCGCCTTACAAACACGTCTTGGTATCGCGTACAGTAATCGGGCGAAAGCCTAACAGGGATTTGCCCACATGAAACGTATACTTACTGTAATCGCGGCTTTGATTATCGGTACTACAGCAGTTAATGCCGCTGCACTTAGTAAATACCAGCCGGGTTTCCGGCTGGTTGACGGTTCGCAACTCAATTTGATGGTTGCTGCTGTCAATAACCTTACTGGTAATGGTACGGCTGGCCCGGTTACTGCGACTAGCCTTAGTTATACCACTACTTTAACTGGTATTTCGGCAAACGCGGCTTGCTTGTCGGTTGGTCCCGCTGGTAATACGAATCCTTCGCTTAGGGTTGTTTGCTCTACTGCGTCGGCTGCTACTGGCTTGCAGGTCACAAGCGCGGCTGCCGCTGGCGGCGTAGCTCTTGCTACCATTTCGTCCGGCACGAACGAAAACCTGACGATTGATGCCAAAGGTTCCGGCACTGTCACAATCAACGGCACTGGCACTGGCAACATTGTCATGGGTCGCGCTGTTACGGGCGTCTCTACTTCACTCACTGGTGGTTTTACCGCCTATTCTGGCACGGCCACGCCTGCCGCTGCGTCGGCTGTAGCGGCTCTCACGATGGGTTCGGCTGGTATCACCCTCACTTGGGGCACCGGCACGCCTAGCATCGCCGCTCCACAGGGTTCTATTTATATTCAAACCGATGGTAGCTCTAGCTCGACTCGACTATTCGTTCGCGGATCGTCTACCTGGATTGCTGTCACTACCGCTTCTTAAGTTTCTACGTAGCCTCCCCCAAACTTCCCGGCTGGTGAAAGCTGGCCGGGATTTTTTCTAGGACAAGTCATGGTTAAGTACACCAAAGCAACTGTGGCGGGAAAGGTTGTTTTTACCTGGAAATTAAAAGCAAACGAGTGTGGGGAATACGCTTTCGACACTCAGGATAGAATGAGTGTACAGTTATCAGGCTATTTCAACGGTGCCAAATGTGTTTTTGAAGGCACTAACGACAAAGATTTAGAGCCTTCTAAGCTTTATGTTGCTTTTGAAGGCGATTTTGATTTTACAAAACCTTCCATTAAATCCATTCCAGACGTTTCACTGCTTGTGCGCCCTAGAATTATAGGCGGCGACAAGAGTACAGAAATCACAGTAACCCTTTTGATGGTGCCATAATGAGCGCAGACGATGACGTTTTGCAGGGTTTGCGATTTATAAAACAATATTTAGGACCGCTAATCGCGGCGGTTCCTGAGTTTGAAAAGGTTACATCGCTTCAGAATCATATTGCTTCGTATGAAGCGCAGAATGAAGATTTGAAGAAAGTTAAAGCAGACTTAGAAAGAGCCGTTGAAAACCTGCAAGCCGAAGTCGAAAAGACTAAGGGTGAATTGGCTGTTGTCGAAGGCAAGTCGAATGATGTTGCTGCCTACATCAAAGGCAAGCAAAAAGAGGCCGACGACCATCTTTCCGGCATTGTCAATAACGCTTCATTGATTGCTGAAGAAAAAGCAACAAAAATTATTGAAGATGCGAAGATTGCGGCTAAAAAACTAACCAATACTACAAACGCAAATCTCGCTGCTACGTTGAAACAAATTGACGATGCAAACGCGAATTTGCAGTCAATCGTTGTTAAGACTGCTGATGCTCAGGCTGCATTAGACAAAATCAATAAGATGCTCGATGCACTTCGACCAGGGAATTAATCTATGGCGAAAGGTATCGTTGAACGCATTCATGGTGTTGGTGACCCGAATTTTCCAAGTCGGACTATTAAAGTTAATGCCGATGGTTCAATTAATGTAAATTCATTTGCACCTGTTGTCGCGACCGTTACAGATAAAAGTTTTGATCCCGATGGATCGAGTCATATTGTAATAGCGGCTAATGCGGCCAGATTAAATTATTTGATTTATAATCCTATTGATGTTTCTTTAAATCCAAATGGCAACAGCGTTTTTATAAATCTTGGCGCATCTGCTACTTCTACTGGCAATAGTTTTGAAGTTACTCCTGGTGGTTATTTCCCCCCTCCTGGCATGCCTCTATATCTTGGTGATATTTATGCAATCGGTAACGCAACGATTACTTCGGTTGCAGCAAAAGAGTTTACAGCATGAAAAAATTAATTTTAATTTTTAGCTTGCTTTTATGTGGTTCGGCATTTGCTCAAAATAGCGGCGTACAAATTCAAGGCCCGTTTGCTGTTAATGATTGTACTCAAATTGTTAATCGGTTGCTTATTAAAAGTACAGGTGCGCCTTGTAGTAGTGGCACTCCTACTGGCGCTGCTGGTGGCAGCCTCAAAGGTACGTACCCCAACCCCGGTCTGGCCGATGTAAACTCTATTGCGACTTCGCTCGCCATCGGCGGCGCGAGTGGGGTTCACGCCCTTAGCATATACGGTGGCCCCGGGGTCGCAGGCCCGCAAGCGGTATTCTACCAAGATGGCGTTTCTATAGGCGGGATGCTGTCAAACAGTCAGTTGAATGGTGGAACGGGGAGTGACTTCGCCCTTGTCACTGGCGTAGGCCGGGGGCTGCACTTCTACACCAATGATGGTGCGGTCAACGTTGACCGCATGGCAATCACATCTGGCGGCAACGTCGGGATTGGGACGACGGGGCCTGGACAGAAATTGGTCGTAGGTAACATAACAGGACAAAATACTCTGCGCATCAATGGTTTAAGTACAGCCGATATGGCTCCTGTACTTTCTTTGCTTCGGAGTGGCGCACGGGAAGCAGTTATTGCTCAGACCCTTGGTGCAGGATTCGTTATCGCGAATACAGGCGGCCTTGCCAACTATAATGATGCAACAATTGATGCGGCGGCTAACCTTGTTATCAATAACTTAGGCTACGTCGGCATCGGGACGACGGCGCCGAGCAGTACATTACAAGTCGCTGGTAATATTACCATCCCCGGCGCTGCTGCGCCGATTTTGACCACCGTCACCACCGTTACATCGGGTGCAGCCGCCGCAGTCGGTACGCTTACGAACGCTCCTGCTGCTGGTAATCCTACAAAGTGGATACCGTTCAACGATGCTGGCGTAACGCGCTATATACCAGCTTGGTAAGGGGTACGATTATAAGGAATGCTTTTAATGAAATTCTTTCGTGAACTTTGGTTTGGTATTCCTCTTAGCCTAATTATTTGGGCTGTAATGTTTGTTGGCTATGCTAACGCAGCTTGCTCCGCTGGAAACTATTATACCACTACCGGAACGAATTGTATTTTTGTTTCTCCTACAAACCCGTTGCCAACTACTTCCACATTCACACCTTCGGGAACGCAAGACGTTAATTTGACTAAAATTCTCGGTGCCGCGCCTTCGCTGACTAACCCTCTGTGGGTTTTTCCGGCGACTGGTGCGACGTTCCCAATTAGCGGGACTGTGAGTGCAACACAATCAGGCACTTGGACTGTGCAGCCGGGTAATACTGCCAATACAACGGCTTGGCTTGTGACTGGCACAGGTGGCACGTTTCCGGTCACAGGTACGTTTTGGCAAGCTACGCAGCCTGTTAGTGGTACGTTTTGGCAGGCGACTCAGCCTGTAAGCGGCACCTTCTGGCAAGCTACGCAGCCAATTAGTGCTGCATCTTTACCGCTTCCCGCACTTGCTGCGACTTCTACAAAACAATCTGACGGTACTCAAAAAACGCAGATTGTTGATGGCTCCGGTAATGTCATTGGTGCTACTTCAAACGCATTAAACGTGAATATTTCATCCGGCTTTGGAACGACCATTGCAGTTACACAAAGCACAAGCCCTTGGGTTGTTTCAAATGGCGGCACGTTTGCTGTTCAAGCAACACTTAGCGCAGAAACAACAAAGGTTATAGGTACAGTCAATCAAGGAACTAGCCCTTGGGTTGTTTCCGGCACTGTTACCGCAAACGCAGGTACTAATTTAAATACTTCGCTCTTGGCTTTGGAAAGCGGCGGCAATCTCGCTACGCTTGCTGGTGGAGTGACTGCTTCGGTTTATCAGCACAACACAAAGCAGATTAATGGTGTCGTTCCATTAATGGGCAATGGTGTTACCGGCACAGGTTCGCAGCGCGTAACCATTGCGTCTGACAATACGGCGTTTTCGGTTAACGCTACGTTGTCGGCTGAAACGACAAAGGTAATTGGTACGGTTAACCAGGGTACAAGTCCTTGGGTTGTAGCTGGTGGAGGTACAGCGGGAAGCGCCGCCAGTGGCGTTGTTACTGTCCAAGGTATCGCGTCAATGACAGCCTTGGCAACCACGCTTCCTACAACTCCCGCCATCGCAAGTGGTTCGGGTGTTGTGCCTGCACCAAGTTCCGCCGCTGCTGCTGGCATGGCAAACGTGGTTTCAACGGCTGCTGAATCAAATCATGTTCTTAAGGCGTCTGCTGGAAACCTGTACTCGTTAACGGCAACTATTGGCGCGACAAGCGGATATTTGATGCTCTTTAATGCAACATCATTACCGGGAAACGGTGCTGTGACACCAGTAGGATGCTATCGAGTTTTGAGCGATGGTACGGCTGGCGGGATTAGCCTTCGGTGGGATTATCCGCTGGTATTTTCAACCGGCATCACGGCTGGATTTAGCACTACAGGTTGCTTCACGCTCACAGCGTCGGCTACGGGTAATTTCTTTGGGCAGATACAATAATGCGTAAAATAATTTATGGACTACTGTTAGCTTTTGGAATTGTTGCGCTGGCGAATGCTCAGTACGTGAGCCAAGTCGTCACTGCGGCCTGTACGGCCTTCGGCACCACGTCCGGTACTTGTATCCAAGGCGCTGGTGCGCTCGGCACACCATCGTCCGGCACGGCGACAAATTTAACCGGATTGCCGTTGACTACGGGTGTGACTGGGACGCTTCCGGTTGCTAATGGCGGGACAAACGATACGGGGACAGGATGGACTTCTTATACAGCTACAGCTACTTGCGGCACTGGAACTGCTACCGGAACAGGCTGGTATAAAGCTATCGGTAAAACTGTTTTTGTTGTTATAAATATTAATGACTCCGGTACTTGCTTGGTGTCTTTGACTGTAGCTTTACCAGTAGCGATTAACGCTACAATTGGTGCTGTAATTAGCGGTACAAACATAGCGAGCGGTATTGCTCAGTATGGATATGGTGGAGCTACATTTTCTGTACTTACAGTTTTATCAGCTACGGGTGCTTTTCCTTTTGCTGCTGGCCAAAATGTTATAATCAGTGGCGTTTATTGGTCGTCTTAAATCCTTTGAAAAATTATGAATTATGGAAGTAGGTTTTCCCAAATCTGGAATTTACGCAATACTGAATACGGTAAATGATAAACTGTATGTTGGAAGTGCTGTAAATTTTAAACGTCGCTGGTCTAAACATATTCGTTATTTAAATAATAAAATTCATCCGAATAAGTTTCTCGAAAATTCTTGGCATAAACACGGACAGCAAAATTTTATCTTTGTTATCTTGGAAATTTGTCTTGTGCGAGAAAATTTAATCAAGCGTGAGCAGCACTGGATCAATCTTACTAAGTGCTACGAAAGGGAATTAGGTTACAACATTTGTAGAGTGGCCGAAACTAGACTCGGTACTATACATACCGACGAAGCTAAAAAGAAAATGTCCATTTCTCGAAAAGGCCGCGTTGTCTCTGTTGAGACGCGCGCCAAAATTGCAGCGGCTCATAAAGGTAAAATTATATCTGAGGAGACTAGACTAAAATTGAGCATTGCTAATAAGGGCTGCATTGTCTCGCAAGAGACTCGTGTTAATATGGCAAAAGGACAAACTGGCCGCAAACACTCAGAAGAAAGTAAATTAAAAAGGTCGGTGATTTTAAAAGGAAAACCATTTCCTAATCCTAAAAAAGACCCACGACACTCAGAAGCTACAAAACTAAAACAATCCATCGCTAGGAAAAAATATTTAGAAAAACTAAACGGTGGTTGGTCAACCACATGGAAATAAATTTCCCACAGAAATTGACTTTTCTTTTAGACAGCCCCGCACGATACAAGGTATTGTGGGGAGGCCGTGGCGGTATGAAAACCGAAACTATGGCCATGGCTTTAATTATTTTGACTACTCAAAAAAAATTGAGAATAGCTTGTTTTAGAGAATTACAAAATTCAATTGAAGAATCTGTATATGAAACTATTAAAAATAGAATTTCTGATATGGATTTGGAAGATGAATTTGTTATTCAATCTCGCACAATAGTATCAAAACGCACAGGCTCAGAATTTATATTTTCTGGATTAAGATATAATATCAATAAAATTAAAAGTATGGCGCGCATTGACATAGCGTGGGTAGAAGAAGCCGTCAATGTAACAAAAATGTCCTGGGACAAATTAGCGCCAACAATTCGTGGACGGCATGAAGATGACCCAAATGGAATGGGTGGTCCTTTTGGTCTAGGCCCGGAAATTTGGATTTCATATAATCCTGAGACGGATCAAGATGAAACTTATAAAAGATTTTATTTACAACGAGATAAATTTGCTCCTGATTTTGATAAAAACGGTGAACGCTTTGCGTATGTAGTTAAAGTTGGATGGGAAGATAACCCTTGGTTTCCGCCAGACCTTCGACGCGAAATGGAAATATTAAAGTTGGCTGATGAAACAGCTTGGCTAAATGTTTGGCAAGGAAATACTCGGCAAACTCTCGACGGCGCTATTTTTGCAAAGGAAATTAAAACGGTATTGCTAGAAGGCCGTCGCGGCAAAGTGCCTTACGATTCTTCACGTCCCGTTCACACTTTTTGGGACCTCGGTCATTCCGATCACACAGCTATTTGGTTTGTGCAGCAAGTCGGTATGGAATACAATATTATAAATTACTATCAGGATCATCTTCAAAAAATTGGATTTTATTTAGAGTATCTGCAATCTCAAAAATATATGTACGGCAAGCATTACTTGCCGCATGACGCTGATAATGAAACTTTGGCTAGTCGAAGCATTGCTAAGATTGTTAGAGAGACTTACCCTAACAGCGTTAAGCTTGTGCCGCGCATTGCTAAGAAAGTTTTGGGTATCAACGCGAGTAGAACAGTTTTTGATTTATGTAATTTTGACGAAGAAAACACTAGTGACGGCTGGCAATGTCTTTGCCGCTATCAGTACGATGTAAATGCAGAGACAGGGCAATTTAGCCGTGAGCCTGCCCACAACGAATATTCGCACGGCGCTGACGCCTTCCAAACCTTCGCTCTATCTTTAAAATCTGAGACAGCTACCAAAAAACATGTTAAGTCGTCCACTAACGTAATTCCTATGCGTAACGCAAACAATTGGATGGCGTGATCTAATGTCCGACGAAGAAATTGTTATTGAAGCAAAAAAGCGATTTAATACCTGTGAAGAATGGGAAGCTCCCACTCGTCGCTTATTCGATTACGATTACAAATTTGCCAATGGTGATTCCCATAATTTGTATCAATGGGATAACCGCATTTCGTCTGACCGCTTTGTTAACAATCGTCCTGTGTTGACTGTCAATAAAGTCAATCAGCATAATTTAATGGTTATCAATGACGCCAAGCAAAACAAACCGGGTGTGAACATTCGTCCGGTTGGCGAAGCTGCAAGCTTTGAAGCCGCACAGGTTTTTCAAGGTATTGTTAGGCACATTGAATATATTTCAAACGCCGAAAGCGTTTATGACCACGCCACAACATTTCAGGTTGAAGCTGGTATAGGCTACTGGCGCGTTCAAACCGATTATATGTCGCCAAAGTCTTTCGACCAGGAAATTTATATTCGGTCAATTAAAGACCCGCGTTCGGTTTATCTTGACCCTGATATTAATGAGGAAGATGGGTCTGACGCGCGTTTCGGTTTTATCTTTGAAGATATGCCGAAAGATTTGTATGATGACAAATATCCCGAATTTAAAGATTTGGGTTGGGCAACTACATTTAATCAAAAGCCTGATATGTGGCTAACACGCGATTTGGTTCGCGTTGCCGAATACTATCGCAAGACTCAGAAAAAAGATAAATACGTTTATTTCGTCAATCCACAAAGCGGCGAAGCTGTTCAAAAGTTTTTGAGTGAATTAGAGCCTGACGAAAAGGCACTGTACACTCAAATTAAAAAAAGTGAAAGCCAAATACCGGAAACGATGCGCTCTTATAAAGAGCGTAAGATTCTGACTGACAATATTGAATGGTTCAAGATCGCTGGCAACACGATTATTGATCGTGGCCCTTGGCTTGGTAAATATATTCCGATTGTTCGCTTAGTCGGTACGGAAACAATTATTGATGGCATTATGGACCGCAAGGGCCATACTCGCGCATTGATTGACCCACAGAAAATCTATAATTGGAACACCAGCGCAAACCAGGAATACGGAGCGCTGCAAACCAAGTCGCCTTATATTGCTGCTACAAAAGCAATTGAAGGTTACGAAGAAATTTATAAAACCGCTAACACGGTTAATCATTCCTACATTCCATATAACTCGCTTGACGAAGATGGCAACGTAATTCCGCCTCCACAGCGTAACCCGCCTCCTACGGGTTCGCCTGCTTATATGGATCAACTAAAAATTTCTGAAAATGAAATGATGGCTGCCAGCGGGCAGTATCAAGCCCAAATGGGTGAAAATGAAAATGCAAAATCTGGCGTTGCTATTAATGCTCGTCAACGGCAAGGCGATAGAGCAACATATCACTTCATTGACAACAATGCCAAAGCCATTCGCTTTACCGGAAAGATTTTAATTGATTTGATTCCGAAAGTTTATGATACCAAGCGAGTTATGCAGATTTCGGCTAGTGACGGTAGCATGATGGACGTTACCGTTGATCCTGAAGCACAAGAAGCATTTCAAAAGCAACAGCCGGGGCCGGAAGGTCCGGTTATGGATAAGGGGCAAGAAATTGCTCAGATTATTTTTAATCCTAATATTGGCACTTACGATATTCATTCTGAAGTCGGGCCTTCTTATGCTACACGCCGTCAAGAGGCTTTCAACGCTCTTACTCAGATTGCCGCTCAGAATAAAGAATTTATGGGTGTTGCTGGCGACATTCTTTGGAAGGTTGCGGACTTCCCCGAAGCACAGGTACTCGCGGAACGCTGGCGCAAGATTATCCCGCCAAACATTACGGGAGATACACCTAACCCACAAATTGAACAGGCGATGCACGCGGCGTCTGATAAAATCGAGCAACAGCTTGCACTTATCGCGCAACAGCAAAAGGAGTTGGCTGACAAGGAAATGGAGTTTAAAATCAAGAGTCTTGAAGCTGATACCAAGTATAAAACGGCATTGGCTGATGCTTCACGTCTCGATTATGAAGCTGAGACAAAACGCCTAGTCGCCTTGGGTAATTCTGGCCCTGCTATTGCTATGGAGCAAATTCAACCTGTTCTTAAACAATTGTTGGCTGGCATGATTCAAAACGGTGAATTGATTGTCAATCAACCGGGTGTCAATGAAGGCGGTACGCCTGTGCCTAGCGGGGAAGCGCCAACGGAAGGCGAGGAAGCCGCGCCTGAGCCGCAGGAACAACCGCCTGTGCCGGGGGCAAAACTCGCACCTGACGGTAATCACTACGTTCCAGACCCTAACCGCGAAGGTAAATATTTAAGGGTCGATAATGCCTGATATTCTACAATACACAGAGGGCGATAATTTACCCTATTATCAGCATTACCCCGATGCTGAAGAAAACAAACTATATCAGCCTGCACAGGCGCAAGGATCGGCACAGGTTCAATATCCGTTGCCGGTTGAAGCTCCTACGTTTCAACAGCCTGTAGAGGCTTCCAAGCCTGCCTACAAATTAACTCAGGTTGATGTTGACCCGTTTCAATCGACTGGAACGGAAAATAATATAAAAGACGAAAGCAGCGGGTTTAAACCGCTTGATAAATTATTTGGCTTAGGTGGACAAGAGCGTTATCAAACTTGGCCGGAAAAGATGGTACGAGAAGCCGTAACCGCGCCGCATGATGTAATGAATAGTCCTACGCCAATGACTAGCGAGCAAATGATTCCAGCCGCACAAGCTATTTCTAGTTTAGCGGCAGTCGGCTCTATGCCGATGGCTGGCAAGGGGACGTTGGGGGCTTTGGGAGGGCGCTTAATTCAAGTTGACCATGATCCATTTGCTACGGCTCCCACATTTTATTCTGCTGTTGAAAACGGTATTAATCAAGTACCTGAAAATGTGTTAACTGGTGAACAGTGGTTGTCGAGAGTATGGCAACCTGAAAGCACTAGAACTGTTGCTGTACGCGATCCTGCTACAAACAAACCTACTGGTGAGACTCGACAAGTTGTAATGCCCGCGTCTAGTCCGATGAAAGGTGTAAAGCCTGAAGAATTAGATTGGCTAGGCTTAAGAGAATTTTTAAATGAAAATAAAGGCAAGCCTGTTACCAAGCAAGAAGTCTTAGATCATGTGGAGGGGAATAAGGTTGGGTTGCAGGAGATTAATAAGGGAAATACTATTGATCCAGATACAATTTATGAGCAAGCTAAAAATATAGTAGAAGAAAGATATCCTCAATATAATCCAGATCATCCCATGTATGAGGAATTAATTAGAGACGTTTCTGATGAATTAGAGGGAGCTTCTAAATCGTCTACAAAATTTTCCTCCTACCAACTTCCCGGCGGCGAAAATTATCGTGAGATGTTGCTGACGTTGCCATATGAAAAAAAAGGTTTACAAATACGGGAAGGCGAAACTGCTATTGACGCTTTTGATAGAATGAATGCTGAAAATAAACAGCCTTATTACAAATCCTCCCATTGGGACGAGCCAAACGTCCTAGCTCACGTTCGCATGAACGATAGGGTTATTGATGGAAAGAAAAGTTTACACTTAGAAGAAATTCAAAGTGACTGGCATCAGGCGGGACGTGGAAAAGGATATGATAGTCCTGCGGAACGCGCTAAAGATTTAAATGAACTTCCTGAAGGCTATAAAGTCGGGATTGGGCATTTGAATGGGCGTGATAGATACGAAGTTCGCGAGCCAGATGGAAAGCTAATAGCTGCACACGCCACTAAAGATGGCGCGGTAGTGTCGGCTCTTAATCATGTAAATGATGAACTTAGGCGTGCGCGAGGTCAAGAGGGTTCGCCGGTTCCAGATGCCCCCTTCAAAAAATCTTGGCATGAACTTGCCTTGAAACGAATGATTCGTGAAGCCGCTGAAAAAGGTTATGACAGAATTTCTTGGACTCCTGGTGAGGCACAGGCGGCTAGGTATGATTTGAGTAAGCAGGTTGATACTATTCAGGCTACGAAGCTTCCTGACGGAACGTACAATGTTTATGCTAGACCTCTAAACGACGCTGGTTTTTCGCCAGTCGGCCATTCAATTCCTGAAAATAAATTGGCTGAAAGTGTGGGTAAAGATTTAGCTGAAAAAATTATTAAACAAGATGTTGATAAAGCCAAAAGTTATAAGGGAGTTGATTTAAAAATTGGCGGCGAAGGTATGAAAGGTTTCTATGACCAAATCATCCCCAAAGCCGTAGAAAAGATTGGTAAGGAACATGGGGTGAAGGTAAAGCAGGGTGGCGCTGAAACACATAGAGGTTATCCTGAGCAACTTTCTGTTATGGATAAAAATGGGAATCATGTTAAAGATTTTAAAACAATGGATGAAGCTAGAAAATTTTTAAATGATCCTAGCAATGGTGTTTTCGGTGGAAAAATTAAAGGAAATAAGGCTATCCCACCTAAGATTGAACCCATCCACTACATCGATATTCCGCAATCTTTAAAAGATACCGCCTTACGAAAAGGATTCCCTTTGTTTTCGTCGGGAATGATGCTAAGCCCGGTGGAGCACAATCCCTTTGAGGAAAATAAATAATGTCAAAATTGAAAACAGTAATTCCAAAATATACCGTCATCGAAAAGACAGCCGGTGAACTCGCTGCATGTTTTTATGAAGCTGGCCGCTCGTCTGGATTAACTAGCAAACATAAGAACGCGCGTGCCTATGCTAAAGCGAACATAGAGAGATTTATTCCAAAAGCAGTAGAAATTTTGACTACTATGTTAGGTCAAAACAATATTGCTGATTTGGCCAAACAAGAGATATACGAAGCGTTGATGGAGCGCGCAAACGCTCCCGGCCTTGAAATCTTGAATGAACCTGTGCCGCAATTTAAATTGCCTGAAAGTTGGACGCCTGTTATAAATTCTAAAGGTAGCAAAAGGATTCAGTGATGCGAAACAAATTACCAGTGCAAAAAGCCGGTGGTCCTACCCCTGAAATTCCAGCGGCGATGCACGCCAGAGTCGATATGGATAGGGAAATGCAGTATAAAGCTAAATCGGCTTTAGATGATATTGAACGCGCCGAAGGTCATAAGAAAGACCGCGAGCTTATGAAGCACGTCAAGAAGCTTGGACGTGAGAAGATCAAAACGCTAAAGGACATTTGCTAAAATGAAAAAGGAATAATCAAATGAATTTGTCTCGACGCTTTTTCTTAGGTGGTGCAATTTCTTTAGTGGCTGTGCAGACGTTCATTCCAAATGTTTCAGCTATGATGAATTTACCTACAATTTACGGTGACGGTGTTCATGATGATACTGCTGGTTTAGGCGCTATTTTTAGAAATGAGCCGGTAACTTTTAATAAAGAGCAAATTGGTGTCGATAGTCACGAAGGGCTTACCTTTCATCATGGTAGATTTAAAATTACCAACACTGTTAATATTCCAGCGAATAGTAAAATTGAAGTTATACGCGCTATATTTGTGGGTATAGAGTTAGACCCTAATTTTCCTTTCTTTAGTTGCGAAGATTTTAGCGGACATTCTTTTTCTGGAAATGGAATTTTTGAAATGAAAAAACTACCTAGAAAAGTTTTGATTGAATTTAAACATTTGAAACAAGATCGTGAATGGGTTGATGAACGTAAAGAAAAAGACTTAGAATGGATGCCTCGCTGATGTTCGATCCTAAATTCATCCCCATCGCCTCTGACGACGAGCTTAGCCAAGCGAGCCGGTCGCTTGATCTATTGATTAAAAATCACTACGCTAGACTGAGCGAGTTAACTAAAAAGCTTTCGCCTATGCCTACAATAAATCCCGCAACTTTAGAATTGAAATCAAAAATTGACTCTGAAATAGAAAGTAGAAAAAATGGATGAAGTTAAAGAAAAATCCGCTGTAGAACTTGCGCGCGAAGCTATTAAAGTTACTTCACATACCGTTCCTGAAATAGAGGAAGAAAATGTTGTTGAAGAATCACCTGTAGTTGAAGAAGAAAAGCAAGTTGAAGAAGCGGAAGAAACAATTGAAAAACACGAAGCTACCGAAGAAGAACTTAAAGAGCAAAAGGCGGAAGCGGACACCGAAGCTGCTAAAGCCAAAATTCAAAAGCGAATTGATAAAGAAGTTGCAAAGCGCAAAGCTGTTGAAGCTGAGCGAGACGAATTAAAGCGTAAGCTTGAAGCTAAGCCAGATGCGGAAAATGCGTTAACCGAAGCCGATGTTGAAACTCGCGCGGAACGTCTAGCCGCTGAAAAGGACGCGCAGCGCGAATTTGTCAAGGCTTGCAATCGCGTTGCCGATGCTGCTGCAAAGGTTGATCCGAAGTTTAAGGACAAGGTTGACGCAATGGCTGAAGAAATTGGACCTATTCCTGGTCAAATGATCGGCGCTTTGGATGACCTTGACAATGGCGGTGCTGTTCTAAGCTATCTGTCCAATAACGTAGACGAAGCCGAAGAAATCTATAATTTGCCGCCTATGCGTATGGTATCGGCTTTGAACAAGCTGGCGTTCAAGCTCGAAAAGGCCGCTGTTAAAATCAAACCGCCGTCTAAGGTTCCTGCACCATTGGAAGGTGTTGGCGGCAATAGCAGACCGGCAAGCCCAACGATTACGGCGGCGGATGATCGCTTGCCTATGTCAAGTTGGGTGGAAAAGCGCAATGCTGAATTGAAAGCTAAAGGTAAGCGGTTTTAATAATAGAACTCCCGGTGTAATAACCGGGAGTTTTCATTTGACAAGAGTTTTAATTTAGGTATTCTAAAACTTCTAGCCCCTGTGGTCGGCTTATAATTGGCCCTGTTGTTTCGCCCCCGCGTCGGCTTCGTTGGCGCTGATTGGCTTGCTAAATTTGTCGGACTCAAGCCCCGGCTATTCACCATTTTCTATTTCATCACCAAATTTATTGCACTTTAACTAGTGCTACATTTGATAAAATAAGGGTATTATACAATGGCAAATTCGCTACTTACAGTGGACCAAATTACGCGCGAAGCGGTACGGTTATTCAAAAACTCTAACCTGTTCATCCAGAATCTTGATACTCAGTACGATAGCTCTTTTGCTATTGACGGTGCCAAGATTGGTACAGCGTTGCGTATTCGTCTGCCTAACGATTATGTCGTTAACGATGGTCCTGCGATGCAGTTGCAGGACACAACGGAACAGTACACCACGCTTAACGTGTCGTCTCAGAAAAACGTCGCGGTGCCGTTTACCACAGCGGAACGCACTATGTCGCTGGATGACTACGGCGAGCGTGTTATGGCTCCCATCATCAACAACCTCGCTGGCAAGGTCGCGGCGACGATTATGGGCGCTGCTGAAGATGCCTGTAACCTCGTTTACAACGCCGATGGCGCGGGCACTCTGATTAGCCCCACGTCTCAGCAGTTCCTACAGGCTAACGCCGTGCTGGACGACAATTCGGCGGATATGATGACCCGCAACATGGTCAATGATCCGACGACCGATGCGCGTACTACCGTCTCACTTCAGGGCTTGCTCAACCCGACTCCTGAAATTAGCCAGCAGTTCCGTACCGGCATGATGAAATCCGGCCTTGGTTTCGACAAGTGGTTCCGCGACCAGACCGTTATCAAGCATACTGTGGGTACATTCTCGGCTGGTGGTACTGTCAATCTCGGCAGTCAAACCGGCTCCACGATCAACGTCAACGCGATTACCGGCACGCTTAAGAAGGGCGATATTATTACCTTTGCGAACGTGAACGCCGTTAACCGCGTCACCAAGCAGTCGCTTGGCACGCTTCGTCAGTTCGTTGTGACTGCGGACGTGTTGACCGCTGCGACTTCGATTCCGATCTATCCGGCGCTTATTCCCCCGGCTGGTGGTGTTTCGACTGGTGCTGACGTTCAGTATCAGACGGTTGATAGCTCGCCCATTAACGGCGCTGCTATGCTCCTGGTTCTGCCCGCTGGTACGGTTTACCGCAAGTCGCTTGCCTACGTTAAGAAGGCAATCACGATGGCGACTGCCGATCTTGTACTGCCTCGCAAGGCGGTGGAAGAAGCCGGACGCGCGGAATATGACGGTATCTCGATGCGCGTGTTGACCGATTACCTTCCGGGTACAGATCAGTTGGCAACGCGAGTCGATGTGCTCTTTGGGTATAAAACCCTACGCGGAGAATGGTTGGTCGCCGTTGCCGATTCTATCTGATGATTTTATAACCGAATGATACATAGCCGGGGGTTAATCCTCCCGGCTATTTTCCCACAAATTTAAAATCAGGAACATTGAAATGGCTAAAGACTCCAACATCGCGAATGAGCGCGGTCACACTTTTTACCCAAAATTCGTGTACCCCAACGGCGAAAAGAAACCCGGTGTAATCGTTCAAGACGCGGACGAAGAAGCCAAGGCTATGGCTACTGCCAAGAAGCCGGTAGCGACCCCCGCTTGGAACGATAAAGCCTAATGACAACGGCCCGCGACATTATCAATCTCGCCATGCGTGAGGTTGGCGTGCTCGGTGTGGGCCAGTCATTGCTCGCTCAAGACGTTAACGATGGCTTTACGCTTCTACAGCGCATGTTGGCACAGTGGCAAAAGCGTCGTTGGCTTGTCCCTGCACTCATTGACATTAAAACCAACGGTAACGGACTGAAAAGTAATAAAATTGGTCCCGGTCAATATTATAATTCTCCTAGACCAAACGCAATTAAAGCCGGGTATATGATCCAGCTAAACACTGGATCAAACCCGGTTAGCTTGCCACTAGGTCAAATATTCAGTTACGAAGATTACGCGCTACTCGCATTGAAAAATCTTTCGAGTTTGCCTGAAGGTTTTTTCTATGACGGCGCTTTTCCTTACGGCAATGTTTTTATTTGGCCGGTGCCAAGCTCGATTTACGAAATTCATTTACTTGTGCAATGCGCGATTGGTTTTGATACCGCCGTTTCAGCCGGTACAATTTTAACGGTTGGTGTGGGCTACACCGATGGTGTCTATCCGGTAGTTCCCTTGACAGGTGGCACAGGTACGGCGGCTACAGCCGATATTACTGTTGCCGGTGGTGTGGTGACAGTCGTTACGCCAAATGATTCAGGCAACGGATACGTTATTAACGATACGTTGTCTGCCGATGCTTCGACTATCGGCGGCACAGGTGCGGGCTTTACTTATCAAGTGACCGGATTAGTCGGCAGTCTTGATAGCGAATTTGATATGCCGCCTGAATATGAGGAAGCAATTCATTATAATTTAGCGATGCGCTTAGGCACTATGTATCAAATGCCGCTTGAGCGTTCACAAATTACTTTGGCGAAGATTGCGCTTAACACGATTCGTGTCAGCAATACCCAAATCCCGTCGCTTTCGATGCCAAGAGGATTGCGACAAGGCCGTGCCTTCAACCTATATAATGCGGATGGTAGTAGCTAGTAGCACTTGAAATACTCAAATTGTGTGTTATGTTAATTTCCTCAAACATAGGAGATTGACGTGGCAAATTCGATCATGAGACTTAAGGGCGGCGGCTTAAATTTACAGGGTTTAAAATTTGGTAGATGGACTGTTGAAAAATTAGCGAAAGAAAGACGGCACGGAAACGTATGTTGGCTTTGCACCTGCGAGTGTGGGGAGCAAAGAGAGGTGATGGCGTCAACTTTAAATACAGGTAGAAGTCGCTCATGCGGTTGTCTTTTGAGAGATACTAATAGCGAAGTGCAGCGAACGCACGGCATGAGCCGAGTAGGAAGTAGACTTTATTCTATTTGGAAAGGTATGAAAAGTAGATGCATAAATAAAAGATCGTATACTTATAAAAGCTATGGTGGCAGAGGAATTACAGTTTGCGCTAGATGGCTAGAAGATTTTGTAAATTTTTATAATGATATGAACCCGACTTACGCGCCCGGACTCACTTTAGATAGAATTGATTTTGACAAAGGATATGAACCCTCTAATTGCCGTTGGGCTACAAGAGCAGAGCAATCCAAAAATAGAAAAAGTTCTGTTTTTGTGGATACGTTGGAAGGTAAAATGTATGTAGCCGAAGCCGCAAGGCGCGCAGGATTAAGTCAAGCTGGTATGATGAGCCGCGTTAGAAATAACTTTCCAATTGAACAATTGCTATTACCGCCGCGTACTGCAAAAAGAGAATGATTCTTAAATGCGTTACCCCTTACTAGGTGCAGCCTATGCAGGCCGTAGCGTAATTGCCAGCGGTCAAGAAGCTATCAACCTTATCGCTGAGAGTAACGCGAAAGACCCGCAAGCCCCTACGCCAGTAACTTATTATCCTACCCCTGGTACGGTTTTATACGCAGACCCTAACAACCCTCGCAATACGCGGTGCACTTATCGCACAAGCAAGGGCACAGCTTACGTTGTTGTCGGCGCTACGGTTTACTTTTTAGATAGCACACAACATTTAAGCATTGTTGGTTTCATTGCGGATAGACCTTCGCAAGTTTATATGGCCGACAATGGGAGCGCCCTTGTCATAGTTGACGGCGCTAACGGCTACGCCGTCGATATGGCGTCGAATGATTTTGGGCAAATTGTTGATCCGGCTTTTTACGGTGCCGATTTCGTCGTCTATCTCGACACTTTCTTTATTTTTAATCGTCCTGCCACAAATCAATTTTATATTTCCGGTTCTATCGTCAACTTTGGAATGCTTACTAACAGCGCCATTGACATAGGAACAATTGTCGGTGGTGGCACGGGTGTAAAAACTGGCGCAATAAGTGCAGCCGGTTCTTTATATGTAAATGCTGTTTATTTGGCGGTTCCCCTAACTGGTGGTACAGGCACAGGAGCTAAAGCCGACATTACAGTTTCCGGTGGTGCCGTCACTGTAGTTACAAACATAGTCCCAGGCACAGGCTATGGAGTGGGTAATGTTCTTAGTGCCTCTAACGCAAATCTAGGCGGCGCGGGAAGCGGTTTTACTTTTACGATTGCGACTTTAGATTTATATACCAACGGTCTTTATCAGAATGTTCCGCTCACAGGTGGTTCGGGTTCTGGCGCGATTGCCTCTAGCTTTACGGTTAGTGGCGGTGTTGTCACGGCTGTAGCCATTGGCGATGGTGGCAAAAACTATTTGATTGGTGACGTTTTATCAGCGGCAAAAGCTAACATTGGCGGTACAGGTAGCGGATTCACATGGACCGCTACGGTAATGGCGACTGCCTTTGATGCGTTGGATATTGCGGCCAAGAGCGGTTCGGCAGACCCAATTGTAGGCATGACTACAACCCATCAAGAGCTTTGGCTTATTGGCGCTCTGACAACCGAAGTTTGGATTGGTACTGGCGCGGCTGATTTCTTTTTCCAGGAACAGCAAGGAGCTTATATCGACCACGGTTGCACCGCCCAATATTCAATTGCCAATATAGATATTCTCCAATTCTGGATTTCGCAAGATAAGCAAGGTAACGGCATTATTTTGCAAGGTGCCAATTATCAGGTTAAAGAAATTTCAACGCCTCGCGTCTTAGCTTTAATTAAAAATTATGTAACGCTTACTGATGCCATTGGTTTTTGTTTTCAAGTTTCAGACCATGCTTTTTATTGTCTAACTTTTCCAAGAGCCAATAAGACTTGGCTCTATGATTTGACAACCGAATTATGGAGTGAGTGGAATTGGAGTGACAGCGAAGGAAATCTTAATAGATCGCGCGCTAATTGCGCCATGTTTGCTTACGGTAAAAATATTATTGGTGACTGGGAAAACGGAACGCTACTGACATTAGAGCCTGACGTATTTACCGATTTGGGCTATCCGATTGTACGCATTCGCACGTTTCCCCACATTATGAAAAACGGGGACCGTGTTTCGTATAAACAGTTTACCGCTGATGTTTCAGTAGGAAATTATAACGATCAAAACGCGGCAGAGCCTATGATTTATCTGTCATGGTCGGATGATCGCGGGGTAACGTACGGCAATCCGGTTGCACAGTCGCTAGGCTCGCTTGGCGAGTATCTAACACAGCCGTCTTGGAATCGGCTTGGGCAGGCGCGTGATAGGGTGTTTAAATTGCAGCACTCCGCGCCGATGAATGTTGCAATAAACGGCGCTTTCATTGATACTGTTCCGGCAAAGAGCTAATGCAAAAGTTACCAAACCTAAACGCTCCGTTAGTCGATATTCAAACCGGCAAATGCGTTCCACCTTGGAATAGTTTCTTTCAGCAATTTGGTTCGCCACCTTCGGGAGTAACGAATACAATTGTAGGAGCTTCGCCTTTTGCATTTACACCTAACGTAAACGGTACAGTTATAATTTCAGGCGGTACAGTTTCTTTAATTACGTTAACTAGGGGTACAGTAGTTATAAACATCGCTACTTCTACTACCAATCCTGTAATCATTCCCATTTCAATTGCCGATACAATAACTGTTACTTGGTCTGTTAAACCAACAATTCAAGTTGTGCCGTCATGACCGATATTGCTAGTTTTGACGATGTAACAACGCGAGAAAAAGTTATTGCTTTAGAATCTTTAATGAAGGAACAGCCGCAACTTGAGTTAAAAGTTGAACACTATTTTTCACCAGGAGTTTACGCCCGCGAGCTTCACATTCCAGCCGGAACGATACTCACAGGTAAGATACACAAAAATGTTCAATTGAACATTTTAATAAAAGGTGATATGTCGGTATTGACTGAAAATGGTGTTAAACGGGTGCAAGCGCCTTTTACGGTTGTTTCCCCGGCTGGCACAAAACGAATTGCCTACGCTCACGAAGATTGCGTTTGGACTACAATTTTAGGGACCGATCAGACAGACCCGGAAGAAATTGAGAAATTATTTACAGTAAATACCGAAGAAGAATATTTAGATTTTTGCAAGACAATTGATTTGATAGGTACACAGTTATGAATCCATTTATTGAATGGACTCCTAAAGGAATATATTGTGAGGCATTTGTCGCAACCGCTATTGTGGGCGCTGGTGTAATCGGTGCTGGCGCTTCAATCTATGGAGCGAACAAAGCAGCGCAAGCGCAGAAAGATGCTGCTAATACTGCCGCTGGTACAGCGATGGCTCAATACAACACTACGCGCGGCGATCTTTCTCCCTATCGAGATATTGGTAGTGTTGCTGCTGGACAATTAACGAATCGTCTTGGCGAATTGACCGCGCCAATTACGATGGATCAGGCTACATTAGACGCTACTCCTGGTTATCAATTCAATTTAAAATATGGTTTGAAAGCGGCTCAAAATTCTGCCGCTGCTAGAGGCTTGGGCGCTTCCGGTGCTGCATTAAAAGGTGCGTCTGCGTTTGCTACGGGCTTGGCCGATAGCACTTACCAAAATCAATTTAATAATGCCAACATAAATCAAACCAATGCTTACAATCGTTTGAAGGGTTTGGTTGATACTGGTGAGAATGCTTCGGCTCAGACTGGCGTATTAGGAGCGAACGCGGCTAATACAACCGCGTCTGCACAGATAGGCGCTGGTAATGCCGCTGCTGCTGGTTACAATGCGAGCGGTGCAGCCGTAAATAATTTTGCGAATAATATTGCAGGGTACGCGGCTTATAAGGGCCTGTATGGAACGACTCAAGGGCAGGGGGGTCTTACTGGCGAAGCCTATGGAAGCGCGGGGATAGGTTGATTATGGCCGAAGTCGATACCAGTTCATATCCTAAACTTGGGGCAGTCGCGCCTCCTAATTTTCTTGATACTGCCGGTAAGTATCAGCAGCTTCAAAGCAATCAAATTGGTATAGATCAACAGAAGTTGAAATTATATAACGATCACTTTCAGATAATGAACAATGAACTTGGTACAATGGCTGCAATGCCGGGAATTACCAAAGACGTTGTTTTAGAACGTATGCACAGAATCGGTGACACGTTTAATATGCCGCCTGCTGTACGGCAACAAATGGAAGCTGAATTTAAAGACGCCAATACACCGCAGCAAGTTCAAGATAAACTGAATTTTGTTCAACGTCGCGGTTGGGACGCCAATCAACGTATTAACGCAACGTATGCCGCTCCTGGAATTACCCCCGCGCAAATGAATCAAGCTACACAAGTTCCTAATGCGGTTACAGGTAGGACAGACACCGTTCCGTTTCAAAAATTTATCGCTGACACTGGCGGCAACCCAAATCAAATGCCGGGTGCGACTCCATTACCTTCTAATAAGTTGCCTGTGCAGCAGCCTATGCAAAGTGGTGGCGGTGCTCCCGGTACACCTAATTTACCTGTGCAACAACCTGCTATGGCGCAGCCGTCAGGTGGTCGCACCGCCATTCAAGGGCAGTCGCCTTCCCTTGATTCCGCTGTTACTCAATTAGCTACTGATAGAAAATCTGCCGCTGATTTAAATGCTGGCAATGTCCCGCTTATGGACGTTATTCGTCTCGCTAGTAAAATGCAGGCTAATACGGGTAAAGGCACGCCTACATTAAATGAAGTGCGAGCGTTTATGTATAACGCAGGATGGCTTAAAGACAGTCAAGCTGACGCCACTACAGTTTATCAGGAACTAAATAAAAAGCTTAAACAGGTTGCCGGTAATCAACCGGGAGCTAATCGTTCCGATTTGGCCGCGCAAGACGTATCGGAAGCAAACCCCAACGCCAAAACGCAAATCCTTCCCGCTTTGCTTAATGTGGCAAAAGATAATCTTGCTCAGAATAGAATGGCTATCGCAAAAACAACTTCGTTTGATGCTAAGGGATCAAATACAAATCCTAACGATTACCCCACACATGCCGCCAATTTTACAACGTCGCAAGAGCGAGACGCTTATAAATTTGATACGTTGCCGAAGGATCAACAAACCAAGCTTCTCAAAGATAAATTGGATGCCGCTAAAATCACTATCGTTAACGGTGAACCTGTAATGGGCCAAGGCGGTGACAAAAACGCAATCAAATTTATTAAATCTCTTGCTCTCGCTCGTAAACAAAAACTTCTAAATTATTCTGAATAAGGAAATCAAAATGATGGTTAGTGGATCAATACTTCAATTAAGAGCGGCTTTTGAAGATGCTGACATTGTAAAAGAGGAAGATGGGCCTCTTACAATAGGACTAAGTGAATCTCAATACGCTCGGCTACAAGTAGTGCTAGCTGGATTGGTAGAAAATATTGATGAAAATACTTGTAGCGGGCTGATGACTATTTTTAAGAAGATTAAGGAGTGATTGTGCGCATAATCTATTGGAAGTGGGATGGATGGGAAATTGTAAGAACCAAAACGGCCAACCCGTACATGATCGTTAATCTGCCGTGTAACGCTTGTGTGTGGTTAGTGCCTAACAACTAAGGAATAGAGCAGGAATAATATGGACGGCCTTTCGCCACAAGATAGGGATATGCTCGTTAGGACCGTTATCGGTGAGGCCGATAGTGAGCCTGATGTAGGTAAGGCTGCCGTTGCAAATGTTGTTTTGAATCGTCTAAACGCAGGCGGCTACGGTAAAACCATTCCTGACGTTTTGTTAGCGCCTAAACAATTCGAGCCGTGGTCTAATCCCGATAAGATGATGCGTTATTCGGCGGATAGCCCTTCGTATAAAAAAGCCGCAAGTATCGTTGATAATGTTTTAGCTGGTAGTGTTGATGATCCTACAGGCGGTGCTACTCATTTCGCTAATGTCGATACGGTCAAAGCACGCGGCAATAATTCCGCAATGAAGTGGATTAACGGAATGTCTAATGTGAGTCAGATCGGCTCGCATACTTTTGGCAACGCCGATGCAGGTAGAACTAAGATGGCTAAAAACGATTTGGACGGCGTTGACATTAAAGGTTTGCTTGAAGATTACGGCAGTAAATCAGACTCGTCTAAAGAGCCTTACTACACGCCAGCGCAAAATGGGCAACCGGCTAAACTTGTAATTGGCGCGCCTGGCAAAGACAATCCGTTAGCCGATGTTGATATAAAAGGATTGTTAGAAGATTATGGGCAAGCTCCTAAATCTGCCACTCCCGCTGTAGCTGAACAAAAGCCTTTTGATATTAATGATGCTGTATCTCAGCAACGCGGCTATGTAGGACGCGGCATTAAAGACGTTGCTGATACAGTTGGCGGCGCTATTGACCAAGGCGCGGCCTACGTCGCCAATAAAGTTTTGCCTGAAAGCATTTCGGTTCCATTCGCGCAAGGCGTTGCTGAAAGACAAGCATCACACTTGGCCGCGCGAAACGAATACGATGCTCAAAACCCGCCAGCCGAAGGGTTGATGCCTAATGCCTCACAGCTAGGGCGTGGCGTAGGCCAAATGATCGCGACGGCTCCCTTGATGCCAGCTAAGGCGTTTACGGCTATTGGCGCTGGTATGAAGTCGCTGCCAACTGTCAACGCTGTAGGTGAGCAAGTAGCGGCTCCTTTACTCAATCGACTCGGCGCGGCAACAGTTCAAGGTGGCCTTGGTGGTGGAATTTATGGGGCTGCTACATCGTCTCAGAATGACAAATCTTTAGCCGAAAATGTTGGTGAAAACGCGCTTGGTGGCGCGATTGCCGGTCCTGTTATTGCCGGTGCGGCTTCCGCTGCACGCGGCTTGGGCGGCAAGATTGTGGGTAACATTAATTCTAATCGTGCGTCGTTAGCAAAACGCGCTGAAGAATTGGGAATTGATTTAAAAGCAAGTCAAGTTTCTACAAATCCAACATTTAAAAAATACGATCAAATTAGCGGTATGCTTCCGTTTTCTGGCGCGCAAGGAGTCACGGAAAAACAAATCGGTCAGTTTAGTAGAGCCGCGTCTAAATTAGCTGGCGAGGACACGGAAAATATTACACCGCAAGTTATTCAAAATGCTAAAAAGCGTATTGGAAAAGATTACGATACTGTCGCAGCCAATACGCAAATAAAATTAGCGCCTGATTTGCAAACTAAATTAAGCAAAGCTTATGATGATGCCGAGAGGATTTTACCGCCAGATCAATTTGCAACTTTCAAAAAACAATTACAAAACATTGCTGGCAAATTTCAGAACGGAGAAATGCCGGGTGACGTTTGGCAGTCTATGCGCCGTACTACTGAGCCTATGAGCCGTCTTATAAATTCGCGCAACAATGTAGAATTGGGGCAATCTGTTAAAGCTATTCAACAAGCTATGGATGAAGCTTTCAATGCGTCTGCCCCAAAAAGTATGCAAGATTTATTGAAGCAAGCCAATCGGCAATACAAAGTTGTAAAGACACTAGAACCGTTAGTAAATGGCGATGCCGAAGGGCATGTTAGCCCGCTCAAATTAATGCAGAAAGTAAATTCGTCCCCAGGCGGCAAATTGCGTTCCGGCGAGCTTGGCGAATTGGCCGATATTGGCCGCGCTTTCTTTCCCACGTCTGCCGATAGCGGCACGCCTTTGGGAGAAAAAATACTTGGTGGAATTACAGGTTTGATGCACAGTCCGCTATCAGGTGCAGCCGCCGTTGGTGCGGCAGTAACTCACGGCTCGCCAATTTTAGATATGGGCGCTAGTGCTGTAGGATTGGGTGTGAACCGTCTTATTCGTTCCGGTATGAATAGCAAAGCCATTACCCGCTCTATGATTAACGCAGCGAACGGGAAAACTTACGGTGCTGTCAATAAACTTGGCGATGCTGTTACGCCTTATTCGTTTGCTCTTGCTCCACCTAGAGACGCATTGAGACTTACCGACGACCGACGCAAATAGTATAAACTAAATTATATACAAAAGTCATCACTACCAACGCTATTAAAAGTTTCCAGTTAACTAATTCTCTAAAAGTGATTGCGGCTATTAGCCAGATTGACCAAAATATGACCAAATTCATTAACAAATTCCTTATTGTTTTTGCAATTCTAAGTTACGGCTTATTTACAACGGCTGCTTCCGCCGATACGGCGGGATTGCTCCCGGCTGGTAAAATTCAATTTCTGGATTCAAATGGCAAGCCGCTTGTAGGTGGCAAGGTCTATTTTAAAATTCCTGCTACGGATGCTTTAAAAACGACTTGGCAAGACGCAGCCGAGACAATTCCAAATGCGAACCCGGTTATTTTAGATTCAGCCGGTCGCGCGATCATATGGGGTTTCGGAAGTTATCGCCAGCAAGTTTATGACCGAAACTCAAATTTAATTTGGGACGTTGTTACATCGTCTGCCGGTTCGGGCGGTGGAGGCGGCGGCACGGTAGTTGGAGACGCTAGTTATGTAGGTACGATATTGCCTTGGTCGTCTTTAGTTTTACCTACCAATTATCTTTTTGCATTTGGTCAAGAAATAAGCCGTCTTACATATCCTGAATATTTTGCTGCTATAACTTCGATTCAAGCGGTTTCTTGTACTTCAAGTAGCCCTACTTTAAGCGGTCTTACTGATACAACTCAAATTCCAATCGGTGCGCCGGTCGAAGCATCTTGTATTGCTGCTGGCGCAACAGTTTTATCTAAAACATCTTCTACAATTACCGTTAGTGTCAATGCCACTGTTTCTACAAGCGCATTGGCTACAATTTTTCCTTGGGGTAATGGCGACGGTTCTACTACATTCAATGTGCAAGATTTGCGTGGCCGTACTTTAGCTGGCCGCGACAACATGGGCGGCACAGCGGCTTCACGCTTGACAACGACCTATTTCGCTAACGCCAATGCTATTGGTGCGGCTGGTGGATCGCAAAGCCATCTTTTGACGGCTCTCGAAACGCCAGTATTAACTTCAACGTCTGTTGTGACCGATCCGGGGCATAACCACACTTATGCCAATTCGCAAAATGCCGCTGGTGTTAGTGCTGGTGCTGGTTCGGCGGTATATCAGACACCGCAAATAACTTCCAATACATCAACTTCAACTACCGGCGTTACCGTTGCTACTACTACTAACGTAGGCGGCGGCGCTTCTCATTCCATCGTTCAACCTACAATTACAATAAACTATATTGTAAAGGTTAAATCAGACAACGTATTAGCAACCGGCGCGATTGCTCTTTCTAATTTAGCATTACAAGCAAATAATACAGTTGTAGGCAATGTGTCCGGTGTTTCAAGCTCGCCAATTGCTTTAACAACTACTCAGTTAACAACACTTTGTAATTCATTTACTTCAACGCTATCCGGCTGTGTCCCTAGTAGCGGTGGCGGTACATCTAATTTTCTTAGAGCCGATGGAACATGGGCTGCGGCTGGTGGTGGCACGGGGTCTGTGACTGCCGTTGGTACTGGCAGCGGTTTAAACGGTGGCCCGATCACAACCACAGGAACCATTACTTGTAATAATTTTGGCGCGGCGACAATTGGCTGTGTTCCGGCTTCCGGTGGCGGCTCTACCAATTTCTTAAGAGCCGATGGCACATGGGCTGCACCTACATTTTCTTCACAGTGGACAACAAGTGGTTCAAATATTTATTACAATACCGGCAAGGTCGGTATTGGGAATACTGCGCCAACAGCAACGCTTACTGTTGGCCCTGTTTTTGGAAATACGGCAAACTCTGCAACATTTACTACAAATGCCGGTGCACTCGGCACGACTGCGGGAAATACGCTTCGCTTGGGAAGCCTGGGTTTTACTTCTACAAATGAAGAACATCTTGGCGTTATGGCTTATCGTACTACGAATGGTGCTACCTATGTGAGTACAGCAATAGGACTTGGCATTGATGTAGATAGTACGGCGTTTGGCCCAACAAGCGGTCTTTGGTTATCATTTGGCGGCAATGTTGGCATTGGAACAGCAACCCCGGCTAGTTTACTCGATATAGTTGGAGGCAACGTACAGACACTAATTTCTGCTGTTGGTGCTAACTCGGCAGCATTTACAGTTCCTGGTCAAGCTTCCAATATTCAAACCGACTCTGTTAACGGTCATACTCTGTACGGCATTTCATGCCCCGGCTGCACATACTACGCAGCCTTTTCGTCCACACTGAATGTTATAGCCGGGACCACAGTAACCTTGCCTGCTGGTATTGCGGCTTTTGTCAGCAATAAAGCAGAACGCTCAAATAGCGGAAACGGCACTAACGCGGTGGCACTGTTTGGGACTGTCTCTTGCGAAGTTGGGACCGGAACCTTTGGTTCCGGCTGTTGGGGAGTCAATACAGTAGTCACCGACAGCGCAACAGCTGCGCCGACAACATCAGGAATAAGATTATTAGAGAATGAATTTAGCTTCAATGTTTACAACGGAGGTACAATAGTAAGAGGCATTAACGTAGTTGGCCAATTTACAGTATCGACGCCTAATTCATACGCTTTCTTGTGCGATAGTAACGCCTCTTTTCCGTGGAGCTACTGCTTAAGAAGCCAAGACGGCGCGGTAACAACGGCGGCATCAATAGGCACGCAAACTACAACAGCCTATTCAAGCGGCCAATTCATTGAACTTGACTATCGCGACGGTTCAAACGTTGTAAAAAAGCCACAACTTTATATGCAGGCAAACGTGGGGAGTAGTGCCGCATTGACGTTAACTAAGGCTCACTTTGTAGTTGGAGAGGGTTTCATACAAGGAGTCCACCTAGGCGGAATCAATACAGGCGGCGTCTTACCTACTGTTACAAGCTGTGGGGGCGGTTCTCCTACCATATCAGGGACAGACGTAGCGGGTATTGTAGCTGCTGGAACTGGTGCGATAACAAGTTGCACAGTGCATTTTGCTTTCCCCTATATCGCGCAGCCGTATTGCACAGTTAGCCCCGTGTCTGCTTCTCCCGTAACTCAAATTGGCATAACCACAACCGACCTTGTAATTGCATTCTCGTCGTTTACGTCTGCAATATTCTCTTACATTTGTATGGGTACATAATGAATCCAAATGTAATTGATATTTCGCATTGGAATACCGTGCGTGATTTTGCAGCGTTGAAAGCTGCCGGAATCTTAGGAGTTATTTTAAAATGCACGCAAGGGACTAACTACGTTGATCCTACTTACGTTGCTCGTCGAAAATTAATAACAGACGCAGGTTTGTTATTCGGAGCCTACACATTCAACACAGGTGAAAATGTTAAAGCGCAAGTAGAGCAATTCTTTTCACATGCAGAACCGGATGATAATACGTTAATGGCGCTTGATTTTGAAGATAATCCACATAGTCAAATGTCATTAGATCAAGCTCGACTATTCTTGCAATTGGCCGATGCTCGCCTTGGTAGAAAATTGGTTCTTTACAGTGGCAATCGAATTAAAGATATGCTAGGAAATCATGCGGACGCATTTTTTGGTTCGCACAAGCTTTGGCTCGCCCAATACGGACCCGTTGCTAAAACTCAGCCTAGTTGGCTAACTCCTTTCCTCTGGCAATATAGCGAAAACGGTCAATTACCTGGAACTGATGGCAAGATTGATTTAAATTATTACGCTGGCACTAATTTAAAATCTGAATGGGTTTCTTAGAACAAAGGAATTTAAAGTGAATAATGCACAAAAACTTGCGCTTGCTATTGGTATTCTCGGCTTTCTTGCCGGTGGTGGTACACAGCTAACCGATATTTTTGCACCCTTTGGAAGCGCAGCCCCGTTGATTGTAAAAGAAATTGTGAGCGTGTCGGGCTTTGCGTCCGGCATTATGGGCGTTATTCTAGCGTTTATTACTGGCGGACGTTCGCAGATTCAAGCCGTTGTTGAAATGGCTAAGGATGAAAATAGTCCGGTGCAGGGTATTATCACTTCGGCCACTACCGAAGGTAAATCGCTTGCTGCAAGCATTCCCGGCCCGATTGTCACAGCCGGTAGCGCCGCAGCTACAGAACTTAGCAAACCATAAGGAATATGAAATGAAACGTCTCCTACCTATTATTTTTGCTTTTGCGCTTGCAGGCTGTACAGCGGTTAACCCGCTTGCAAGCGTTACTAATCCGGTAAACACTACCAATCTTTATCAAGGTGAATTGGTGTTCGACGCTACGCTAAAGACGTTCAACGAATTGAAAGGGCTTTGCGTCTCGCGCGTTCTGCCTTCGAAGTGCCGGACCTACGTGGTTCAGGGCCAAGGCTATATCCGTAAAGCTTACGCCGCTGATATTGCCGCACGCAAGTTTGTCACTAATAATCCTACGCTTGACGCTACTAACGTAGTGCAGGCTTTTGTCGGTATTGTTTCTAATTTTAAATCGACTGTTGACAGTCTCAGCGCAACAAAAGGTTAACACATGAATATTTCAGGAATTATTGCACTACTGCAAACCATCGTTACAAGTTTGCCCGGTGCCATCACTACCGTAACTCAGTTGGTGGATTTGGGAACAAAGTTTTTTGAAACTGTCAACGGTCGCGCGCCGACTGCCGACGAAATTGCGGAATTGGAAAAGTCGATTGACGCTGATGTTATTATTGCTTTGTCGTCATTGCCCGATCCGCAAGTTGGCGATCCTGATTACCCTAAATGACCGGAGGGGAGTTTGCACAACTAACAACGGCTATCGGGGTAGTAATTACCTCGTTAGCCTCTTTAGCAGCAACGCTAAGCTCATTGCATAACGGTAGAAAAATTGAGCAAGTACACCTTGCCACTAATTCATTACAAGATAAGCTGGTAACTGCTACCGCCGTAGCTTCTAAGGCCGAAGGTAAAGCGGAAGGCGTCGAATTAGGACGCGCTCAAATGACCGATAGGACATAACGCTATGCTTGGCACAATTTTAATTATTCTACTCATTCTTGTTTTGCTAGGTGGCGTTGGCCCTTGGTCGCCCGGTGGCGGTCCTGGTTATGGCTACGGTCACGGTCTTAACGGCGGTCTAGGACTTGTTCTAGTAATTATCGTTGTGCTTGTTCTTTTAGGTCGATTCTAAGATTGGAATTAAAGTGATTGACCTAACAATAACTGTAGGTAACATTATAGAAATTAGCACCATCGCTATTGGTGGAATTTATGCTTTCGTCAATGTTAAAAACAGTGTTGCTAATTTTGCTAACGATTTAACTAGAATGCAAATAGACTTTACCGATATGAAAGTTGAGATTAGAAAAGTCAGTGACGTATTGATTAGAATGGCTGTTGCTGATACAAGGCTTACCGGACTTGAACAAGACATACGCGAAATGAAACACGGTAAAGGATTTGTTCAAGACATTAACGGCGAATATTCACGTCAAGAAAAACTTAGGTAGAAAGGACTACGAAAACACACCGAAACAACAACCCAAAGGAACACCATGCGAGCACTTCACATGGCGGCGATTTTCGTTGCCGTTTCCCTGCCAATCGTAGCCTCTACCGCAGAAGCTAAAACAAGACACCACAGCTACCACCACGTCGCTACCAGGGCTTACAGCCCCGCTCAGCCATGTGTTTCAGACAATAGCGGGCGTCAATCATGCCAAGTGACTCAGGAAACGCACCAGCGGTCACGGCAAAGAGTTTCTGACAACGCCGAAATGATTCCGCACCCTGCGGGATGCCCTAGTACGGCTTTCTGTGCCTGTGGGGCGTCCGTCAGGGTGTTTGGTCACTCTGTACGCTCGCTATGGCCTGCAAGCGCGTGGTATCGCTTCCCGCGTACATCGCCAGCGCCGGAAATGGTGGCGGTTCGCTCGCATCACGTCTTTGTGCTAGAAAGCCAAGTGAGCGGCAATGAATGGCTAGTGATCGATTACAATTCAGGCGGTCATCAATCGCGTCGGCATGTGCGAAACATTGCAGGCTACGCGATAGTTAATCCACATGCTTCGGCTAGTTTGTGAAATATTGAACAAAAAACCAAACTGCTGCTAAAATTGCAATCGTTAAAAGAGGTATCGGCCAAAAAGCAGGTGCCTCTTTTTTCGCTATGTCTGTTAATGATGTAGAAGTTTCACCGCAACAATTACATACCCACACTATTCCGTGTGGAGTGTCTGTAATATTAAAGCTACAACCGTCGAAGTAGCAGGACATTTCAACTCCTAAAAGAAAACCACCTGTTTCGACTTTGCGTAGTAGCCTACATCCTCTAACATTTCGTTAGCACGCTGTATATACCAATCAAAGTTAATGTTTGTGGGGAACTCGTCAGGAAGGTCCATAAGCGGTGTAGCGGTATCGGTATTAGCTACCTTGTTGCCAGTTAAAATATAATTAATTGTCCCAATACCTTCCTTTAGATAAATCCAGCGGATCACCTTACCTAAATAGTTACCGTCTTTATGCGCTCCACCTTTTACATTTCTTATCTCTACAAATCGCGTAATATCCTGGCATTCTCTAATTGTTTTTTCTACTGGAATATTTTTACTGAGTAAAAGCTTAACAGCATCGGAGCAAATCAGCGTAGCGCAATTAGTATCTAGCTGAGTGCCGCTCTGTGAGCCGACTTCCGCGTAAGTACCTTTGACTTTAACGCTATCATCTAGTTTCAACGCAAAATACGAATTTACGTCTTTGGCGTAGTATGCTTTATAGCGAGTTTCTTCCGTGTTGAATTTGGTTTCTTGCTCCCAAAATTTAATTATTTGCTCTAGCTTTTTGTAGTCTAATTTTTTGCAATAAATAACAATGCCGTCTGTGTTGCCTGATATAACCTTAATCCCGTTGGTGACAAGAAGCTCAGTCAACATAAGAATTGAAAACTGGCCTGTGAGCGTCATTTGAATATAAGATTTTGGCGAATAGAGACGGCTATCTTTTTGATTTAACTTTCCGCTCGCGCCATTGATAAAGATTTTTAAGCCTTTATCGTAAGTAAATTGTTTATTGCGCTTGGCTGCGACACGTTCGGCTTTGAAGCCTCCATAAATATCTAAGAACATAGGCCCGATTGATTCAGGATACAAACCTAAAGTTAAAAGAATATCTGGATAGTATGCAGTAACGTCCCGGTCAACAATTAAATTTTCGTCGTCTGCTTTGTAAGCAATACATTTTTCGCAGCTATGCAATCCACCAATGCCAAACGAAAATACAAGGTCACCCACATTAACAGTTCGTTGATTTAGTGTTGCAGGCCGATCAATGCCTCCTACTTCATTTACAACAAAAGCTGATTCTTTTATGTCGGCTAGTAGCTGCTGTAAAACAGGTGTTGTATATTTGATATAGCTCGGCACATCATAATTAAATGAATAACCTTCTTTAATATTTGATTTTTTAGGATATTTTCCGGTTCTATTCATAATCTCTTTGCAGATAATGGCTTCTGCAATTTGCGGATCGGACTTACTCATTACATCTTCTTTGTAACGAGCGGAAATATCAGCGCGGAGTGCCAGTCGCTCTTTCATGAAGTCAAACAACAACTCCGTTGTATCCAAATCATTAATGCAATAATCCTGCGTAACAGGAATTTGCCAATCCTCTAGCGAATTATTACCACCCCAAGGCACATCTTGAATACGCTTGGCGTGAAGCCTCGCGCCGTAAAGCTTTAAACTTCCGCGTAACGGAGCTACCTCGATTAAGTCTATTGTGGCCGTAGGATGAATTGTAAAATTAAATTCTTTTTGTAATTCCTTATACCACATTCCATTGATTAGCGCATTGGAAGCTTCTTTCAAAACTCTTGTGTCTTGCGTAACGTATGAAAGCCAAAGCAAAGGTAAATCATATTTCAAGCTATTGAATCCCACACAAGTATAATTGTGCATAATCCAGGAAAGCTTGAATTGGTTAAATGGCGGAATAAAAAGAATTATCTTTTTTGTTTTAGTGTCTTTGAAAGCGATCAAGAAATAATTCTTGAAGCACTCGCTATCAAAAATAAGAATACCGCCAGCGCCAGCAGCTATTTCCTCGTCAGACATTAAGCTAAAAGGAATAGGCTCGCGTGGCCGATAAGGTAAAAGCTTTACGCTCTTATCAGCAGAAATAATTATTTGATTTTCGTCATTTAAAAGCATTTGTTGAGATTAGAGAGTGGCCTATTCCTTGCGGGAAGCGCGGTCCCGGTTTGCGCGCTTCCCAAGTTGCCGATCCAGTCTCCGGGCGGCCAGAAACCTTATAAAGCACATTCAATTTGACTTGTCAAATACCCTGTGCTATCAATATTCGGAATGCCGGACATTAGAAGCTTCAAAAACCCCTTTCCGCCGTCCTACGGCGACTCGTGGCAGGCCGAGCGCCTGACGGGCGAGGTCTACACCGATTGGGACGCACTACTGCGCTCAATGCGTCCCGGCTCGATTGTCGAAGTCGCGGAAGGGTTTTTGCTGGCACCTGTGACCGGCAAGCCGTCGCGGCGACGGGACGCGCTGCTGGAACGGATCGAACAGGTGAAGGCCCGCAAGGGAGTTTTGCACGAAGTTTCCACAGGCCACAGGTCGAACAATCGCGGCGAATGTAACCGGATGCTGTTGCGGGCGTTTGAAATGATTGCCACATCGGGCAGGGGTCGGAAGTCGGCGGCGAACGGGCGCATGTCAAAGAACGGCGGCAGACCGACGCACATAGACAAGCTGACGCCGGAACAAAAGGGCGCGGTCGAAAAGATTTGGGGCGCACGGAAATATAAGACAGCCGAGCAGGCACTAGCCGCGATACATGCTCTAGGCTTGAAGTGGATCAAACGCGGTTGGATGTACACGCATTTCGGAAAGCGTGACTAACAGAGCAGGAGCGACCGTGCATTTCAGTGATGTCGTTCCGGTGTGGAAGATGCCGCCACATCCTGGAGAAAAATGGCGAAGCCGCAAGCCTTACGAGACGCGGCATGTCGTTGATCGAACCTTTGGTGGTGATGTCGTCTACCGCTATGGTCGGTCGCTGTACAACGCCTCCTGCTCCCTAGCCGAATGGTTCGACTGGGAGCGGACGGCAAAGATGTTGAAGAATTAGGAGCGCGACGATGGTCTGCCTTGAAGATGTGGTCCGTAAGATGATTGCCGCTAACCCCGACAAGGTTGCGCAGACAAAGACGCGCCCGGCGACGATGGTAAATTGGTGGGTGGGTCGCGTGATGAAAGAAACCGATGGCGCGTTTTCGAGTGCCGCCGTTCGCCTGACGGTCTACGAAGAACTATTCACTCGTTGAATGTAGAGGAGCGCGGAGATGGACCTAGACAAAGTGGAACGCCAGCTTAAGGCCACACTGCGCAAAGACCAGTGGGACAAATGGTATGCCGCGCTGCCAGAAGATTTGCGTGCAAAACTATCTATTCACGACTTCAAGCGCCTTGGCGACAGCTTCAAGGCCGCTTTCGATATTGACGGCAAGAGTTGATGCGCCACGATGGGGAGAAGCCTCAAGTGTTTGCATATTGGTTTTTGGCCGTGACGGTGCTTTGCGACGCCTCGATCATCACGTTTGTTTTCTTTTGGTAGTTATCAGAACAGGAGCCGATTTTGGAGATTGTACGCCGCTTGCGCCTGCTCACACACTCTGCCGCGTCTCTCGGCAAAGACGCAGTAGCTAGTATTGCGACTGACGCAATTGCTGAGATTGACCGCGCACAAGCCCATGCGGCTGATTGGGAAAGCGCATACAAAGTAAAATATGAAGAATGCGAAAGACTGGCGGAGCGCGTCGGACACCTAGAAAGATGTTACGTCAAACTGGAAACAGATTAGGAACTACTCAATGGCTAATTGGTTTTATCTCACAGGCTCGGTCTGTTTTGCTGTGGGCACAATCTTGAATATGCTGCCATCGTCAAAGCCGCTGCGCGTCGGTGACTTCGGCCAGTATCATGTAATGACGCCAGAGGAAGCGGCGCGTAGTTTAGTGCCTCTGACGCAAAACAACGTCACAAAATAAGGAAACGGAAAATGCACATAGAATTTACTTGGTCGAAGTGGTGCATCTTATTCACACAGCAGCCAACGCCATCCGGCATTGATCGCTGGCTTACAATCGGTCCGGTCCATTTCCGGTGGACCGCTAAGCAGCTTCGCCCGCTGTCATAGGCGGTCAGTCCCCGTCGCCCGGCGCGGGTGGGTAACTTACGACAAACACTACTGGCGCATGACGGACGCGGGCCGCGCGGCGCTTCGTTCGCAACCTGCCACAATGTAAAGGAGATTGGCTTGACTGAACGTGAGCGCCTTTGCCTTGAATATCTGTCTCCGCTCATGGAGGCCGATACGCACATGATCGGTCGGCACGTTCGCGCAAACTTATTGGACCCGGCCAAGGGTGGGAGTAATCTTTCGTCCATAGGTGCGGCAGTAGTCGGTAGGCTACGCAAGCGCGGTCTTGTAATTCAAATTCATGATCTTAACGCATGGCGCATTTCGGCTGCTGGCCGTCAGGCGCTTGAGACAAATTAGGAGAATTTTATGAGCATCGAAGCCAATACCGATGACGTTGAAAATCTCGAAGGATTGGACCCGGCAGTTATTGCCAAGCGCGATGAAATTGCCATCGCGCGAGATTGCTGGCGTCCGTGCGGCTGCTATCGTAATCCGCAATTAAACGATTGCATGGCGAAGGCGCTGGCGTTTGTCGCAAACACTCACAAGGATTAGGAGCCGTTACTTTCTTCCCGCAATCGCACCACGAATTGACTCCCCAAAAAATTTTAGCATCGTTCCATTAGGAGCCGGTGCTGAAAAATCTATTTCTTTTGCATAAGACTGAATTAGCTTTAATTGCTTTGCATTAAAAATTGGTCCCTTCGGCAAGCCTAGCACTTCATAGGAAGCCCCCGTACTATCGCTAGGATGGCTTTGCAGGCGGTCATTCTCAAAATGAACTAGACCATCAGGCGAGAATGGCGTCACGGCTTCCAGCGCCTTCCAAAAGTCATTGGGAACGGCAACGGGATTGCAAGCGCCGTCTAAAATACCTTTCAAATCAGGCCAGACGCCAGCATATAACTGCGTTCTAATCCAACTTTCATCTTCAAAATAGAACGAAGCGGTTGCCTTTGAAAATCCAAATTCAATTAATTTTTTTGAATTATTCAACGGTTGGACTAGCGACTTTGGTAACGCCAAGCCAGGTGGCAAATCCAGACCGTGCCAAGCTTCAAAAATAACAACTCGATTTGTCGCTATGAGCGATTGACCATTCATTAAAATTGAAGCCGCTACTACATTATCAGCATTTTCATTTGCTAAAACTCCTACAACCTCGATGGCCGTTTTAAATTTATCATTCATAGGAGCTACGGAAACATCGGGAATAGCTACCGTTAACAATTCAGGATTGATACACGGCACGATAGCTTTAAATTTATCCGACTTAATCGAAAGTTTGCTTTGATCTATTTGAGTGATTGAGAGATTGTCCCCACACTTAGACAAAGCATCAATCAAAAGTTTGTTGCTAGGTGCGCAACAAATATCCTCTTGTATCTTACAACCCGCTGCAAGAATACCATTGAAAGCGCAGGCTTTACCATCTTTCAACAAAACATGCGTTTCATTAATCGTTCCTTCGGCTTTCAATACTGAGCCGACGAAGCGGAGGGATTCTAAGAGAGGGGTAGAAGGGGGTTTTGGTTTTTTAGGCATTTAATATGTTACCTGCAAAATCTCAGGATATTTTAAATTCAAATGCACTCTTATCGTCTTAGGCTTCCTTAACGTCGATACAAACCGAAGCGCATCATCCGTAGTCAATGGCGGTTCCTCTTTGCTACGTTGCCGCCACCAATCCCTAAATATCTTACGCGACATTCCACCGTGTTGCGGAAAAACATTTTGTTTGAATGCCTGCATTCCGCTGAAATATGTAGCTCGAATATAAGGAGGCTTTCCCATTTTATTTTCTTGACGAGCGTAAATTACGTAATCGACAGGGAAGGTTTCAATGATTGGATCGTCTAGCCTTTTGATTAAAGGCGCAGTTCCAGGTTGTGCGACAAGCTTTGTCTGAAAGATAAATTCCGCACCACAGTCGCAACAGAAACGAGCGCCTGCATAATTGTAGGCACCGCAATGCTCACAAAGCTTAATTGGTGCATCACCGAGCTTGTCGCCCTTCTTGCGAGGGATGACTGGGTAATTTATAGGGCCGAGTCGTGGAACATTGCGACCAAAATCTAGGACGACGCAGTTATTTTTCCCCTCGCAGGGTCGCGTACCACGGCCAAGCTTTTGAACATGCCGAATAGGCGACATGGTAGGCTGTAGATCAATAATAAAATCTAGTGCAGGCACGTTAATGCCAGTTGTTAGCTTGACCACATTTACAACAGACCTAAGCGAGCCGTCTTTAAATGCTTTGATGGCTGCTTTATTATATTCGTCGGGTTTTTGTGAGTGAACAGCCGCGCAATCTATACCAAACTTTTCATTCATCGTTTCAGCAATGTGTTCCGCGTGTTCGATACCAGTCGCGAATATCATCCACGATTTTCTATTTTGCCCCGGCCCCATCGCCTCAGTCAAAGCCGCGTCTGTAATTTCTTTTTTATTGACGGCCTTTTGCAATTGACCTTTTATAAACTCACCATTGGCTACGCCGACTTCAGAAATGTCTAAGATGGTGTCTGTCTTGTGTGGGATCAACGGCGCGAGATAGCCGTCATCAATTAATTTGTTGAAGGCGTTCATTTCGGTTAGATCATGAACAATATCTGTGAAAAGACCCCCATCGGTGATTAGCCCTTGGCCGACGCGGAATGGAGTTGCAGTCAAACCGATTATTTTTAATTGAGGATTGATTAGTTTCAACGCAGCAAAAAATGTTTGATACATCGAATTGTCATTCTGCGAAATTAAATGAGCTTCATCTACAAAGGCTATATCACGAAAACCAAATTTCTCAGGATGCTTGATGGCCGATTGGATTCCGGCATAAATAATTGGTAGCGCCGTTTCACGTTTGCCAAGGCCAGCACTGTGAATGCCGAGAGGAGCATTCGGCCAAATATCTAAAAGGGCTTCGGCGTTCTGAGAAATTAAATCCGAAACATGCGTTGCTAAAATAAATCTTTGAGACGGCCAAGTTTTTAAAACATGCTGAATAAAGACGGCTGGAAGTATGGTCTTGCCGACGCCGGTTGGCCAGCAGACGAGCGCGTTGCCTTTATTACCTTGCTGATAATAATTCCATACCGCAGCGAGTCCGTCGATTTGATAGGGGCGAAGTTCTAGGGTCATTTCCAGCCGTGATTTTGTATTCGCTCGATTGCTAAATTATAATATGTTTCGTCTTTTTCAATGCAAACCCATTTGCGTTTTGTATTAATAGCGGCGATTGCCGTTGTGCCTGATCCAGCCGTATTGTCTAAAACTAAGTCGCCTTCGTTGGTGTAGGTTTTAATTAGATACCCGAAAAGAGCGACTGGTTTTTGGGTGGGGTGAAATTTGTCAATCCTCAATCGGCGTTGTAGAAACGTCCGCCTTTTAAATCTTTATAAATCATAGGGTCACACAAATAGTTAACACTCCCGCCGCTATCCAGTACGTCATCATTCGCCAATCAAAATAAACAGCGTAAACGCCAGCGGCGGCGAAGTCCAAAAGTATTAATATTATGGGGAAAAGTTCGGTCATTCGTTTATGCTGCTATGTGAGTTGCAGCCTTTCGCTACCGCTTCTTTTGGAATAATTGCTTTCCAATGCTCACAATACCATTCGCCATTAGCAACCGGATTAGCGTGTTTACAACTGCGACAATTCTTTTCCACCACAACCCCATGATGGCATACGTCCACATAACTACAAAACTTACACTCATGATAAGCCGGATTGTCGCTAATCCTAGCTGGTGGCGTCTTGGCTTCGATAATATCTTTGGCCTTATTCTCTAGCAGCGTTCCGTAATTCCAATCGAGCGGAACAATCTCAATTGTTATATCGCTATCGTTTTTATTTTCAATAACGTACAAACCATATTTAATTTTATAGAATGCTCCGTAAGCACACATTTGCGCCCAATGCTTCGGCTTCTCTTTCTGCATTCCATTTTTGGCGACGTTAGCGTAGCCTGCACCTGTGCCGTTGGTTTTAAATTCCAATAGAAAAGGCTCAGTCGTTTCCCAATCGGCGGGAGCTTTAGCCATACCATCAGCAGAGCCGCCGTAATGACCGTTGCAGCCTGAAATTCTAAATTGTTTACCGGCGGTAGCAGGGTCGCGTTCCCATACCTCGAACCCAATGCCGCGAAGCAATTGAATAGCGCGCGGCTCAAATAAATGTCCGACTTGAAACAAGCGTAACATTCGACCTGAAAATTTTTCAGCGGCAACCCATCTGAAATTATAAAACAATTTTCGGCTGCAAGACTCGCCCATCAAGCTCGCGCCCAAATGCTCGCGATGGCCTTGCGTGTAAGTTTTCTCGCAGTAGGCGTCTATGTCGGCTTTGATTCGTTCGGCCAGAACGTCGCGGTCATCGGGTTGGGATAGATCGAGCATTTATTTATTCCTAATGAAAAACGGGTAGGAATTATCCTACCCGTAATTTTATTTTAATGATTACTACTTGTTAGGAGTCGCCCAAGGCGGGGTATTAGTCGGATTGGCCTGTCCCTGTTGCGATGGTTGCCACGCGGGAGTCTGGGCAGGGGCTTGCGGCTGTGCCGGGGCAGGATTACCCCAAGATGGTGCCGGTGCCGCCTGTGCGGGCTGCTGTGGCGGAATGCCAGGACCACGACCCGGCTCATTGCCGTTGGCGTCCATGATCTTCTTGACTTCAACGTAGCCATCAGGCTCGGCTTCATTCTGCAAGCCAACATCAATCTTGCAGCGAGCATTGCGAAGCGCAGCGCCGTCATTCTGGAAGTCGAGACGGAAAACGCCGGTAGCGTGGCACAAGGCCGAAAGCTCGCCATGCGCGATTTGTACGGCCTTTTCATTTTTATTCCAAAGATTGTAACGGCTTACGATTGAGCCAGCGGGAGTTGTAAACGTCACAACAAACATTCCGCCTTCGCCGCTGCTAGTCGGCTTGATTTCCGTATTGCTGATTGTCGCGTCAAAGCCTTTACCGACAGGGTGAGCACCGCCGCCCTGCTTAGGTGCAAACTGTGAAGCATCGAAAGAACCTTGCATTGGCATATTTTATTTTCCTTGTTTTAGAAGTTTTCAAGACGCAACAACTGCGCCTCGATACGATCAACGGCGATAGCAAGCCGCTGGCAGATGGAGTTGGTTTTGGTAGGCAACTCTACAGTGACGGTATCGCCCCTAGCGTAAGTTGTCTTTTCCAATTCTTTTGGAATATTTAAAGTAACTGTGCGTTTCTTCATCTTACCGCACCTTGTTCAAAGCAGAGACGACCAAGCTGCCAAGAGTAATTTTCTTTTTCTTGGCGAGAGCCTTTAGCTTGGCGCGAAGCTGGCGAGGGATGATGGTAGAAAACATAACGGTCTTGGTAGTCTTAGCCTTCTTTGACATTTTAAATTTCCTTTATTTTGTTGGTAGGAGAAAGAAATATAATAGTTTGAAGCCGATTGGTCAAGCCATGATTTTGCGCACAATTTCCGAGAATATTGGCGGTTCAAATTCATTAAGTGTAGAAGAACGATCCCTTGCCATTACATCACGCGAAGCAATACACCTAAAAGCTTTTTGTTCCCCGACACCAGGGATAGGAACTTTTGCTAAATGTAGGATAGCGTCGAATAGGTGAGGCAATTTTACAGGCAAGTCTTGGCCCGGTACATAAGGCCGTTTCATCATTATGCCGTTGTCATCAAGCTTTTGTTCTTTACAAATTAAATATGTATGCTTGTTTTGCAAAAAATAAAGCCCGGTAAGCTTGTCCATTACAGCACGCGACATGTCGCCGTAAGCTTTGCGACTATCTTTATTCTTTTTCAAAGCTTCGGTGAGAAATATTTCAGCCATTTGACTAACTGAATCAATACCGACCGTATCAAAGTTTTTAGTTTCGGCAGAAGTAAACAGCCATTTGAAACGATCTTCTATTTCATCGCCGGTGAATGCTGGAATTGTGGGGATATTGGATTGCCTCATTGAAAGCATTCCAGGTTCGGTAATTATTAGCATTGGTCTAGGAGCCGAGTTAAGTGTGGGTGTTTTGCCCGATCCTGCCGCGCCGTAAATAACAGATTTTACACCGTAGCGAAGTGCGAAGTCGCGAGCGGGCTTTAGGTCTGAGAGTTGCATTTTAATATCCGGCTTCGGTTAGCGAATCGCAAATGTCTTTATCTTCAAGTTTTTTAAAAAACATATAAATATCACAATATACCATAGACCTCATAGGGTGACTGTCACGATTAAATGTTTTATGTTCGTTCAAATAATCTTTAAATTCATTTATTGTTTCTTGTTTCATTTCTTATCCTTCGGCGCTTTGATTTCCAAAGTCGGCGCTGCATCTGTAATTGTCAAAACACTTTCGATAATTCGACGAATTACTTTTTGATCTTCGGTAGCATCATCTTTGCAAAGTTCGCGGTACTCTGTCAGCAAAAATGACGCGCGCCAAACCACCAGCCTATCTGCAATAAACGATCCCTGATTTCCTACCTTGGCAATGGCATCTAACGCCGCTTCAACTTTTGCGTTGTCACTATCAAGAGTATAATTAAACTTCACGCCAGCTTTCAAAGCATATCCCGCACCCAACTCGATTGTGTTCATTCCTTCGGTGCGGTCAGGAAACGCCCTGCTAACAACATACTTGCGTAGCTCTAACTCAAAGTCTTTTGCTTTGGCTAGAGCATCTTTGGCTTGCTGCCATTTGAGCAAGACTTGATCTTGTGAGAGTGAGTCGAGGGGATTCATTTTGGAGCCTTTTTAATCGCGGCCAAAACCATTTTTTCAAGCATTTTTTCTTGATCTTTTTTAGCAGCCGCCCGAGCAGCCGACCAAGCAGCCGACCGAGCAGCCGACCAAGCAACCGACCAAGCAGCCGACCAAGCA